GTGTGCCGCCCACTTCCCTCCCCCCCCCCCCGTTGTTACTTTGTTTGCAATCTCCTTCACGTCCTTCATCGTGAGTTCCACCAGCGTCTTCATTTTGCGCTCTCCCTTGTTTGATGTTCCTGATTTCGGTTTCGAGTTTGAGGTTCTCGGCGCAGAGCTGGCGAATCACCACCTTCTGCGCGTTGACGGTCTCTTTTGAGTTGTGCATCTCGTTTTGGAGCTGTTCGATAAAGAGGTCCTTTTCGTGTTCGGTCATTTCGGTTCCTCCGTGTTTTCGGCCTTCACGCATCCTCCCGGACACATGTACACCTCGTAGCCCACTTCCACCATCTCGTTCGCCGGCCTTTCCCTGCCGCACCTGTAGCAGCGCACCTTCGGCAGTTCCTCGCGGCGTTGCTGGCTTTTCCATTCGCTGTAGCCTCGTACCATCAGTTCCTGCTCCTCACCGGTGCTGCCTTCTTCGGCACCGTCGGTTTCTTGGTGGTGGCGGGTTTCTTCGCTGGTGTTGTAGCCTTTGCCATGGATTCCCTTATTTCGTCGGGGAACAGGTCGGGGTGTACCTCGATTTCGATTTTCTTTTCGGGGGTGTGATCGACGATGGCGTTTTCCTTCATGCCGTTTATCGCCGCGACAATCGCCTTCGTCTGGCGTTCCTCCGCGTCGTTTATCGCCTGGATAATCTTTTCGAGATGGTATTCGGTGAACATTGTGTGTATTTCCTATCTGCTATGTTATCGGGGTTCGCGTGCGACGGCATCCGGCTACGCTTCCTTGCAGTTGCCGTAGGCTATCAGCCAGCGGCCGATGAACACGTGGTCCGTCATGCGCAGGTGCTTCTCGGTCAGCACGTCCCTCTGCGCCTTGATTGCCTTCGCGAAATTCCCCGGCTCGCACAAAGCCTTGAACTTTTCCTCCAGTTCGTCTTCGCTTGCCGAGTTCTCCACGAGCTGCGCCTTCGGTGCTCCGCGGTAGGGGCTCCACGGGTCGCCTGTCCCGATGAACACCGCACCGAGCTCGCAGGCCTCCTTGTACTTGAGGTCGCTCTTGCAGCGGTTCACGATGTTGTCCTCGACCGGCGCGATGTAGAAGTCGGGCCTGATCTCCGTCAGCGTCTTGCCCCATTCGGGCGGCGTGACCGCGCCGTGTACGGTTATCATGTTCGCCAGGTGCTCAAGGGGCTTGACGGGGGAGGCAAAGCAGTGGAAGTCTATCTCGCCGTTCTCGACCTTGTGCCGGAGCCACGGTCCCCACGGTCCCTTGAAGTCGTTCTCGTGTCCGCCGGCTCCGCCGTACAGCACGACCGGCACCTTGCGCGGGCCTTCGCCATCGTCGCGTTCCGTTCCGCAGTACATGAAGTCCGCAACGCCGTTCGGCATGACGATGGATTTCACGTCGGGGTAGAGTTCCTTGAACCTGTCCTTGAGGGCGCGCGTAGAGAAAACAGCGCAGTCGAAGCCGCGCGCCGTGTCGTCCAGCAATTCGCGGCATTGGGGCCACACGCTCCACAGCGGGTCGTCGAAGTCCGCGAGCACCTTGAACCCGAAGAACTGGCGCTTCTGCGTGTAGTACGCTATGAATCCCTTCCAGTTCGTGTCTACGGGGCGGATTATCACAACGGACACGAGGCGCTTCAGTTCCTCCACGTCAGTGACGGGGAACCGCCTCAATTCTATGTGTACGTTGCTGGTGAGCTGTGTCGCGTGCATCAGCGTCGGCAGTACGAACCTCTGGAATCCGCACTGCGTCCTGTCCGCGCCGTGTACCACTATCAGGTCCTTTACAATCTTTCCGCTTGCGTTCGCCATGTATCCCTTAAACCCATTCTCCCTTGTTCACCTTGTACGGTTCCACCTGCCTGTCGCGGTGGTATATACTCTGTCCGCGCCTCTTCCTTGACTTCTGCGCATCCGTCAGCGTGTAGCCTCGGCCGCCTACGTTCATCCCTTCGCTGATTACTCTTGGCACCGAATCAAAATCGTTCACGTCCATTCCCATATCCGTTTTTCTCCTTCAGTTCCCTGCATCCTCCGCTCAATGTATGGGCCTCCATCCAGCGACCCTGTAGTCGCCCTTGTATTCCGGGTCGTTCATCGGGTCCTCGCTGCACTGGAACTTCCAGCACTTCGCGTTTAAATCCCACCTCGCGATCTTGATTACCTCGATGTCCTCGCCGAGGTAGTTGAACTTCACCTTGATAAGCGTGTTCTTCGGGCGCGGGCGGAAGTATTCTTCCGACGGGGCTCCCGTCACCGGGTCGCACTTGCGCCACCGCGTGAAGTCGTCCACGACCTTCTCGACAATCTCGGAGCGCAGGGCGTCGATGTACTTGTCGATTTCGTTCTTGTCGTATGCTTCGAAATCGAATCCAGAATCGTGAGTTCCGTCTTCGTATCTGATGTAGGCGTTTTCGATATGGAATGATTTAGGCTTCTCGATCATTTGATTCCTCGTAACATCTTCTGATTTTCTACTTTCTAGCGTTTTTCGTTGTTCAGTCTTACTTTTGGCATTGTTTTTACCTCGCGTATGGAAAGAGAAACTTTTCTACTACGTTCATGTAGACGGATAGCGCATCAGGTGTCATACTATATGGCGTAAGCGAAATCTTTCCGTCTTTTGCACTAGCGGTGTATTTTTCCCCTTTGAAATACAAGTAAAGCAACGTTTCCTTTTTGTCTAGGAAATTTTCACGGACGATGACTCTGGTATATTTTTCTTGGTATACAATTTGTTTTTTCAGGAACTCAAACCTGTCATTGATAGCTTTTATGATTAACGGACGTAGTGCTTTAAACGTTTCTTCGTCGTGATATTCGTAAATGCTTGGTTTTCCTTCCTTGTCTACAAGGACTTTCGTACTGTCTGTGTATAGGTCGATGAAAAAGAAAGGTAGAGTATCGTTCTTTATGTAACGGTAATCTTTGCGTCGGCTAAAATTATTTTTAAAATCATTTGTTTCAGCAAGGTCTGAAATTGGTATGTCTAGCTCTTTCGCAAAATCGTCGAGTAGAATGTTAAATCGTTTAGAATCTATTTCGTTATTTTCTTCGCTCATATTGATTTCCTTGGTTCAGTTATATGGCCGGTGGGAGTCGAACCCACAACTACCTTCTTTCTGCGCGTGCGACCATTGACACCTGACGGCAACGTCCGGGACTCGAACCCGTCCTCGCAGGAGAAGAGCCTTACCAGTTTAGGCTACAGCCATTGATGAGTGTTACACTTCGTGCGTGCCTTCTACGCCGCGGTTTTCTCGACCCATCGTACGCTTGCGGAGCCAAAGCAACGCTTCTTCAATCTTTGTGATGGCGCAGGCGTTTTCGCGGCACTTGAATTCGCTGTTCTGGAATCCTTCGAGGCGACGGACAACCATAACGAGCAAATCTTCGTTCATGACGCCGTTTACGCCGCACTCCTTGATGGGACCTTCTTGGAAGTGGATTTCGGAGAGCACGAGGTTTTCGCCCTTGTGTTCTTCGGAGGTTTCTTCCTCGGCCTTGATGACCTTGAACGTGTGGGGCGCGTTGTACTTGTAGTCGGCTTCCTCAAGAACCTTGGTGTACTTGGTAGTGAGGAGGTCGTGTTTCGTTTCTATCATTTCCATGATTTGTTTTCCTTTATTTCTTTGTTAAGATTATGGACCATCCGGCCTTGTTGAACTCGTACTTGTGACCGTCAAGAGTCGTGATTCTGAAATTGTTGTCGCAGTTACAATAGTTTTCAGCCGCATACTCCACGCACGATTCTCCAGTAACGTCTACAATAGAGCACACCTTGACGGGGTAGTATCTAATTCCTGCTTTGCATTCAGGTCCGTTGCTGCAACCTGCAAAAATCACGGTTGCAATCGTAAAAAGTATCATTTTCATTGTATCATTCCCCGAACGGGTCTAGCCGTTCCTTCGGTAGCCACTTGCCCGTGCGGGAGCGGTGGATGTAGTTCTCCGCCTTCATCAGGTCCAGTTCTATCGGCTGGTCCGCCTTCGCACCAAGTCGAGACGATAGGTACTTCGTGGCGGCGACGATGTTGTGGGCGCGCCTCGGTTCCACGCCGTTCTTTATGAGTGCAGTCGCTAGGCATTCCAGGTACACGATGGTTTCCACTTCGCCGTCATAGTATTCGCCGGTCGCTGTGCGGCTATTCTTCGTCTTAATCATTCTCGCTTCTTTAGCTTCTTGAGTTTGGGGAAGGATGGCGCAATGAAACCAGCTTGAATATTGTCTTCCGTCACCGGAATCTGTAAGCACAGGACAACCCATATACGGTAAATACGCAATAACATTCAATTCAGCATTAAAACATTCTCCAAATATGTCGGCATCCCAGCATACAGCCTTTGTTCCTTGTGGGAATGCTACTGGTGTGTCTGACGTAAACTCTTCAAGTTCCATTCCCTTGTAGCTAATCTTCGCCATCGTCGGTTTCCTTCTCGTTTGCCTTTTCGGATTCCCAGAGTTCCTTCGCCTTCTGCATGGCCTCGTCCTTCGGGAGGCACCCGAAGTAGCCGCGTTCGTCGCCGTTGCGTACGCCGCTGTAACCGAGTACGGATTCAACGATTTCGTCTTCGAGGATGTCGCGCTGACGCTTTTCGCCTACCTCGTCGCCTACGTGCAGCAGGAACGATTCGTCCTTGTCGGTATGGTTGCCGTCCGCGTCGCATTCCGTGTATTCGTAGCGGCAGTTCGTGAGGGTGGCGAGCACGAATGCCACCTGGATGTCGTCGAGTGTAGCGACGACATCGTGTACCTTGGCACGTACGTGCGGTTCGTCCACCGCGCACACCTTGTGCTCGATGGCGTTCCTGTCGCTCCAGGAAAGTCCGTCTTCGTCTTCTCCGTCGTTTCCGCCGTCTTCGCCTTCCTCTTCGGGTTCGCGGTAGGCGAGTCCGGACTTCCCGTCGTACACCCAGAACATCGGCTTCACGCCATTTTTCTTCAGTTCCTCGATGTGTTCCTTGTCGTCTTCGTCGTCGGTGTCGGCGGTCCATTCGCCCCATCCGTTGCATGCGTACTGGTCTTCGCCTTCGGGGACGCGTTCGTAGCCGTTGGCCTTCCAGCTTTCGGCGAGCTGTTCCTCGAACTTCTTCACGTTCGCCTCGAAGCATTCCTCGTCGAGACAGTACACGTCCTTGATGTCGCCGAACAAATCCTGCTGGCAGTCGGATTTCTTGGTGCATCCCTCGCAGACCTTCTTGCAGTCGAAGCAGGCCTTGTCGAGGGCCTTGCGGCTTTTAAGGATTGCGTTACGCAACTGTTCCGGCGTATTCCACTTAGCCATGTCGAGGAAGCGGTCGATGTCGCCTTCCGGGCAGACGGTGAGCGCTTCGGCGTGTCCGAGGTTGATGATTCCCTTTTCCAGGTATTCGATGGCCTTGCCGCCGAGCTTCGCGATTCGGTAGCGTGCCTCCGCCCACCTTGCGGACTTGCCGAACATGGCGCCCACTTCCATTCGTCCCTTGCCCCTGCGGAACAGGGACGCCACGGCCTTCGCCTCGTCGACGGGAGTCATCTGCGAACGTACGATGTTCTCGGCGACAGAGACTTCCTTGTATTCCTTCTCGGTCCCGAATTCCACCTCGATTGCGCTCACGGAACGCTTGAGTTCCTTCAGCGCCGCGAGTCTGCGGTTTCCGGCCACCACCACGAAGCGCCCTTCGTCGGTACGTCGCACCGTGATAGGCTGGATTAGCCCGTGGGTCTTTATGCTCGCCACCAGGTCGCTTACGTCGCCGATTTCGGAACGGGGGTTCTTCGGGTCGAAATCCACCTCGTCGGGGCGGAGTTCCATCACCGCCATGTAGGACGCGATTCCTCTTGCCATTTTGTTTTTCCTTTGATTCGATTGTTGTAGTAGACCGGGTGGAAGTCGAATCCACTATCGGAGCGTTATGAGGGCCCTGCTTATACCAGTTAAGCTTCCGGTCTGTGTTTTAAACTTCTATCATCCTAGATTCAAACTCTACATAAATTCAGCGTTCCTTCCGTTGTATTATCGCGTGTGGTGTGCGGAGCTTTCAAGTAAAGTAATTTTTCTATTGACAAAAAATGACACTTTTTATATATTGAGTTTCAAGGGATAATAATGGAACCGACAGACGAACTTTACAGGCAATGCGAGGGCTTGCTTGCGTCACGCGTCGAGGACGTGCTTTCACGGAAACCTTACCTCGACAGGGACGAGCTCAAGTCAATCGCCAACTCTATCTTCTGCGACGCTTGCAGGAGTTTCGACGGCTCGAAGGGAGCCAAGTTCACCACATACCTCTACAAGAAGCTATCGAACCTCGAAGAGGAATCGAGGCGCGTGCTCGTACCGGACGGAAGCGGAGGATACACGGTCGCGCTGAATGTAGACGACTTTGGCGAAGACAATGAAGGCAACATGTTTAAGGTCCGGGTAGACAAAAGCGTAATCCTTCCCGCGTCCATAGCCTACGCCGAGCGCATGGCCGACGACGGTCATTCGGAGCTGTTCAGCCATTGCGACAAGGTGCTGTCTGCCGATTCCGCGAAGGTAGTGGGCGACATCGTGGACGGCGAACTCGACCCGAAATACAGGAAGGGAACGGCGGTACACGACAGGCGGTACTCCGGAAACTGCGTCATGAACGCTAGGCGCCTCTGGCTACGCAGGTACAGGAACATGGGCTGGACCGTTGAACAGTGCGAGCGGACGCTAAAGGAAGTCCGGAGCATAGTCAATCAATACAGCCGTGGGCGACTGCCGTGCAGGCTGGTCCGCGTATAAAAAAAAGGAAAAGGATTTTATGGCAACGAAGAAGAAAACCGACAATGCCGAGAAGAAGGTGCCGAAGTCGAAGGTCGTGCGCTTCGAGGTCATCGCCTTCGACAACGGAATGGAATTCCAGCTCCCAGTGCCGGTGGAGATGAAGGTCGGCGACCTTAACTCCAACGTCACCTTGCAGGTGGCGCAGGTGCTCGTGAAGGAAATCAACCTTCTCGGCCACAAGTGCCTGTGGCGCCGTACCCCGAAGGAACGCCGCGGACGGTAGCGGCATAAGAATTTTTTTTTTTGACTCCGTAGTTGATTGCTCCATAGTAGTCGGCGGGCGTGCCATTTCTCCGGCGCGTCCGCCGTTTCCGTTTTATTCATTGTGCGAAAACACATAGAGGACTTGTACCATGGCAGAATGGAATTCAGCACCGGCAAGCAGCACGGCCACGATCTTTAATGAAGGTGCGCCGTTGGCTAACGAAGCGCTCGTCGAAGAATGGCTCGACAACCAGCGCAGGCTGGAAGATTACGCACGCGTGGCCGAAGAAGAACGCGAATCCGACGCGATGCGTCACAAGGCGGCTCTCGGCAACATGCGCAATGGCTACCGTTCCATGCTCCGCGAGAAGCTGAAGGACGGCGAACTGATGACCGACCGCGAGCTGTGGGCCCTCTCCGACGGCAACGAGGACGATTTCGAACGCCTGCGCATCGAGCGCGACCTAGACCTCGAAAAGGAACTGAAGGAACGCGAGCTCCGCCCGCACTCTCTCGAAGTCAAGGAACAGCCCTCGAAGCTGGAGGCATTCCTGCTGGGCTACGACCCGGAAGACGACGGCGAGGGCGAGGGGGTCAGCGTCGTGGACGCCGGTTACTTCGTCCCGGTCCTCGGCTCCGCCATGTACGGCAACAGCATTCTCGACCAGGTGAAGCGCGGCGGCATGCCGGGCGCACTGGACGCCGCCATCGCGGTCCCGTTCTTCGGCCCGAGAATCAAGAGGGCTGGCAAGGCGTTCGTGAAGGGCTTCAAGGCCGGACGCGCACGCAGGTTCGCCGAAGGCCTGAAGGACAAGGACTACAAGACCCCGCTTGACTACGCCCGCACGCAGCTCTTCGACAGGGAAGGAAATCTGGTGGGCGAGTGGTAGCCGCCTAACTTACACACGCTTCCTTTATTCATAGTGCGACGGTACTCCGTACCGCCGTTTTCCCCGTTGTATGCGCTTGAACACGAGTGTTCCGGGGAGAACCCACGCCGCAGACGGGGCCGCGACAAAATTCCCGTCGGGAGATATAGAATGAATGCACTAGAATATGTCAGGAAGATTACGCAGAACGGCTCGCGATGCCGTTTCCCGTCCGAAAAGTCCAAGGAAGTGAAGGTAATCGAGGGTTCGTCGCCGTTCCAGAAGTTCGAGACGAAACTTTACCGCACCGAGCCGGACGAGGACGCCGAAATCAAGCTGGAGAACACCCTGCTGGAGCGCGTGACCGTCACGGCGCTCAATTCCACGACACCGCAGGCCTTCTACGACCACGTGTGCCTCATCCTGCCGAAGAAGGTGGGCAAGGTGACTATCGAGCGCGGCGAATACGACGAGGAGAAGTGGAAGCCGCTCCTACAGGAGCTCACCCTCGAGATAAGCAACGAGCTCGCGGCACTCGCGTTCAAGGAACGCAACTTCAACGGATCGCAGACCATCATCAAGATGCTACAGGCGCGCATCAAGTCGTGGCAGAAGGCTGTCGTGGCAGAAGTCGGAGCCGAGAAGGACGAGGACGACGGACACATCCAGCTCAACATCAACATAGTGTAGCGCATGGCGGAGGCTGAATCCGCATGCGGACAATCAATGTAGACATCAAGCCCGAACCATACCAGCGGTCCTTCTTCACGCAGAGGGAGGAACTTTCCGGCATATACGCAGGTCGAGGCATAGGCAAGTCGTGGATCATGCACCACAAGTCGAGCATCGCAGTCGCAAGCGGCGAGACAGTGCTATACCTCACGCCTACCAACTCCCTTCTTCGAAAGCAGATGATGCCGAGAATGATTTCCATATTGCGTGGGTGGGGTCTTGACGCCATTTGGAACAAGTCGGACGAGACAATCACGATTGCCGGTTCGGCAGGAATAATTTATGGAGCGTCATACCGCAACTATGACGAAGTTTGCCGTGGCGTAGACGGAGTGTCCACAGTATGCTACGACGAGCTTGCCAAGGCCGATGACTTGCAGATGCTCTTTGCGGCCGTCGCACCGACGATGCGAAACGCGAAGTTCCCTCCGCAGACCATTTACGCGACAACGCCGCGCAAGGGTAGCGAATGCGACCGTATGGTATTAAAGGGGGAACTTGGGCGCGTCGTGACGGGCGCCACCATCGACGACAATACCCACGTGACCGAGGCCGAGCGCGAGAACATGAAGCGGTTCCTGAAGGGCGACCTGTACCGCCAGGAAATCCAGGGGCAGATTCTCTCGGGCGACATCGAGAGCGCCGTATTCACATCGGACTGCTTCGGGCGAATGTGGCAGCCGCCTAGGGGCCACGCCTCGATGGGCGTAGACTGCGCCGGTCACGGGCGAGACTACAACGTGTTCTACGTGATCGACGACGTGCATATCCTCGAAAAGGTCAAGGTGCAGAAGGCCGACTCCTTCGAGATGAACAACATTGCCCGCGGACTCATACAGAAGTACAAGGTACGCCAGGTGACGGTGGACGGCACCGGCGGCTACGGGCAGGCCATATACGACTTCCTGAAGCTGGACCCGTCTCTACAGGTCTACTTCACGAACTTCGGGCAGGCCGCGGAAGACCACGAGCACTTCGCCAACGCCCGCGCCGAGATGTTCTTCCGTCTCGCCGAGGCGATGAAGCTGGAATTCCGTCTCGACGACGCGGAGACCGAGGAGGAGCTTCGCATCATCAGTTCGGACGTAAACGTTTCGGGAAAGTGCCTGCTGGTGAGCAAGGATGTCATCAAGAAGGTGCTCCAGCGCTCCCCGGACAGCTCGGACGCCCTCGCGCTCGCGTACTACAACAGGCGCAAGATGTCCACGCTCGACGTGGCCGTGAACAGCATGTACAAGAAGATGCGCATGTTCTAGGGCGGTTTATTCATCGGTAAAAAGAGAGGTTTTCTATATGGCTACGAATACGAACGACCGCGGCGTGAGCGCGAGGCTACAGCAGGTTTCGCCGCTGACGAAGGAACTGTCGGACGTTGTGAACGCCGTGCAGGGGCTGTGGGGCCGTTCCACGGGTGGCGGGAGCGACACGACCTGGTGCATACTCGGGCGCGTCGTTTTCGTGCAGGGCAATACCGAAGAATGCCCCGTGAAGGTGATTGCGTGGAATAGCTGCGACGGCGGCGGTAGCTGGGGCATAGTCAAGTAAACTTTTGAAGGGAGCAAAGTAGCATGGAATACAATCTGCTAGACCGCATCATGGACGAGGACTACTACGGACCCGGCAGTGCCGAGTTCCTGCTGCGAGGCATGAGCCCCGAAGGGCAGAAACGGTTCATCAAGGACTTGTCGAAAAGCCTTTCTAGAAAACTTGTTCCAGGTGCAGGGAAGGAAACCCGAGCCGAGCGCAAGAAGTTTGCGCAAGAGCTGGAATCTTCCATCAACCGCATGCCGGAGGATTTGCAGGACTCGTGGCTTATTTCTGCTGGAAGACCGGGTACAATTTCGCTTGACAACGGATTCAATGCGATGTTCGAGGCGAGTTCTTACAATCCGACATCAAATAAGATTGTAATAAAGGACAACGTCAACGACAACCGCCTTAAATCGGCCTTGCACGAAGTTGCCCATCACTCCGATTTCAATATGGCGAAGAAGCGCCCCTACGACGGAAAGAAAGTCCGTATGAGCGCAGCTGCGTTCGCAAATCTCGGCGACGACATCAGAAATGATGTGATTACGGGTAAGACCGACAACTATTATGACCTGATAACAGGCCGTGAAAAACTCGAAGACGACGATGCCGAAATGTTCGACCCGAGACAGCAGCTTCTTGACAATATATACGAGTTTACATACGACACGAAGGCTAACAAGGACTATCGTTCTGGCTTGAAAGAACAAGTGGACCGTTCCCTGATGGACTGGCATTCGCTTAACGAAAAACTCCCGTTTGACATAGCCCACGGCAACGAATACCGGGAAAGACGGCAGCTCGAAGGGTTGAGACAGTACATGGGAGACCCTAGAGTATATCCGTTTGAAGTGGCCGGTGATGCAAGACGCGGAATCAAAGACGCCGAAAAGGCTATAGAGTTTTCAAAGCAGTACCCGATTGCCGTGGAAGGCCCGTCCAACATCTACGAGATTCTCGGAACAGAGGGCGGTGCTGAATGGATGCGCGATAACATGAAGGATTCCTATGCGAAAATGGAACGCCTTGCAAAAGAAGACATCCGAAAGTTACGTTACGTTCCTCGATCCGAAAAGTACGCCGACGAACTTGGCTTGGAACTCATAGCGAAGAACCGCGAAAGGGCGGCAAAGAGAAAACAGACCCTTCTTGACAGATACCGAGCCGATTTCATGACATTGCCCGAAGAAAAGCGAAACTACTACGAAAACGCGAAGCCCGGTGACGTGCTCTGGCTCAAGAGCCCGGAGTTTGAAGAAGGCCTGAACCAATACTATGTAATCAAGGGCGACCCGCATTACGAAGCAAGGGGTTCCAAGCTCTACAAGGTTCACGATGATTCTCCGCTGACAGTCGACAAGAACAAGAGGGGACGTTTCAAGAAAGTCTTAAAACCTATCGACCTGAACGAGCTCGCTCCCGATTTCGTTCCGACTGACAAGTTCGACATCGAGTTCCCGCAACACGATAGCAAGAAGGTACTTGAAGCGCTTGAACGCAGCCGAAAGCGCAGGGCTAAATAGCCTCCGTGTTTATTCATAGGGCGTACAACCAAGATTTTTAACACAGGAGTATAAAATGACCGAAGAACTCGCACAGCTTTTCGAAGACCTCAAGGGCCGTTACGGCATCGCCGACGAAGACATGGCCGTGATTACGCAGGCCGTGGACACCACGGTTGCCGAAGCCGTCGCTGAAGCCACGGGCGAAGGCGTCCCGGCTGGCGAAGGCGAAGATTGGGAGGGCTAGTCCCATGGCAGGTACATTCCTTGACCGCGTGATGCGCTACGGCGGCGTACAGAGACGCCCGCAGGCCGCACCGCGCGACAACGGCGTCAACGTCCAGCGCCGCGGTTTCGTGCCGCAGGGCGGACGCATTCCGCAGGGATACGGACAGCAACGACAGGTGCAGCCGCAACCGCAGCCGGTGCAGCGCCAGTACACGCCCGAAGAAATCTACGCATACCGCATGGAGATGGCGAAGCGCGAATACGCACAGCGAGCCTACGAGGCCGAGATGCAGCGACGCGCCGCATACGGCGTCCCGCAGGTGGGCGATGGCGCAGCAGCGCGACCGTACGAGTTCCTGATGGGCGAGGCCGACCGACTCGGCGCAAGCTCCGGCGCGATGCCCGCCGGTGGCGCACAGGTTCCGCAGGGCTACGCACAGCAGCCCGAACCGGAAGAACAGCCGCTTACCGAGGAGGAAGAGGCCCAGCTCCGAATCCGCCTGATGTACAACGACTACACCCGCGAATCCGCGGAACGCGGTGCACAGCCCGCCAGCTTCGAGGAGTTCGTGAACGCGCTCGTGGCACGTTCCCAGGCGCAGCAACAGCAGGCCGCTGAACCGCAAGCCGTGCAACAGCCGGAAGCGCAGCCCGCGGAAGTTCCGCAGGTAGCCGCCGCCGAGCCTACGGCCCCGATGCCGCAGGGTGTCCAGACGGCATAGAATTTCCATTGTTCCTTGGGTTAATTGAAAAAACGGGATCCGGGGCTAACCACGCCCCGGTTTCTCGTTTTTATTCATAGTGCGATATAACATAAGGAGTAACCAATGCCCACACCGAAGAAAGTAAACTTGCTCGACAAGATGTATCGAGCTTACAAGGACGCAAACCCGAACACATCAAATGTTACAGACAGAATAAACACGATTTATCGCGAAGGTGGCTATAAAGGCCGCGTTGATCGTTACCTGTCTAACAAGTCCGTAAACGGGGCTAAAAAGGCAAAGCGCGAAATCGCACGGTTCCATGAAGACATTTTCCCGAATGAACTTGAAATATACTTTGACGAAAATCCGCGCTTACACAAGGACAATGATTTCGGACGTGCTTTCGATGCAGTCGAGTCTCGCGTAGGTTATCTTGGTTCAAACGAAAAAGCGGCAAAGGAACGAATCGCTCGTGACTGGTTCGAAAAGATTGATGGCGGAGAAAAACCTAGTGCTGGATGGAAAACAGAACTCAATGTAACGCCCATGCAGAGCGACCCGTACAGACTAAACGAACTTTCTAATAATGACCTTTTCTACTTGTACGAAAGGACTGGACGTCCCGAATACGGACTTGAAATAAGCCGCCGTCATAACAAGATGGTGGAAGAAAACAAGAAGAATTTCCCGTACTTGTTTGGCGAACAGACCGAAAAGTAATTACGGCGTTTACCTCCTCATAGCGCAATAGGCCCCTTTTCGGGGGCCTTCTTTTATTCATACCACGGAAGGCCGAGAACGAGCCTTTACTCACAACTTCAACGCAGCGCGTGGCGTACACGCGAGGAGATAGGTAATGCCTAACGAAGCAATGAATCCGAACATGGACATTGATTACATCCTGGCGTCCTACAAGGACGACGAGCCCGAAACGCAGACGGAACCCGGTGCATCCGAACCGGCTCCCGAAACGCAGACGGCTACGGCAGGTGACGGGGGCCACCCGGAACAGGCCGCAGGAGCTGAACCCGCAAAACAGGAACCCGCGAAAGCAGATGGGCCGCAGAATGACGCGAACGCCCCGGCGGGACAACAGGCAGCGGGCGCCGAGCCGGACAAAGACAACAATGGCGGTGAACCCGCCAACGGTGACGGCGGTGTGGCTGGTACTGAAGGCAACGCAGGCGCGGCGTCGGAACCCGCGAAGGCGAAACCCAAGGTGCCGCGCAGGAATCCTCTTTCACGACTCGAGAAGGCCGAGTATTCCACCCGCAAGTGGAAGCAGAAGTACCGCGAAATGCGCGAGAAGCGCGACGCCCTCCAGGCCGAACTAGAGAAGTACAGCAGGATCGACCCTACGCAGTTTCGCGACCCCGCAGACAGGGAGCGCTTCCTAGCCTGGCAGGCACGTACCGAGCAGAAGCTCAACGGCATGGACGAGGACCTGGAAGACATCGCGAACAGACAGTACGAACGCGAGTACGAATCCAAGGTGGAGGCATTCTACCCGGACGAGGACGCGCGTCACGCATTCGACGCACTTGACGAACACTACGGTTCCGTACTGGACGCCACGTGCCAGAAACTCGACCCGGACAACATCATCCTTGACTTCTTGCAGAACTCCCCGTACGAGCCGGTCTTGAGGAACATCATCTACAAGAACGGCCCGTTGCAGGAACAGCTCTTCGCGAGGTTCGGCAGCCGCGCAATCGCCAACGCGACACGCGTAAACCTGCTGAACCAGCTCGAAAGCCAGGTGAAGGCGTTCTACGCGAGGGAACAGGGCGCACAGCCCGAACAGCAGGCGGCACCACGCACGGCACAGAACGGCGCGGCCACGCAGCAGAGACGGTTCACGCTCCCCCCGAAGAAGGACGCCCCCGCAGCCACGGCTACTGCACCGGTCGCAACGCAACCGGCAGTTCCCGCACAGGCCGTGGCACCGGCTCCCGCTCCAGCTCCCGCTCCGGCACAGCCGACGATGAGCAGCGGCGTGACGGGCTCGCTCACCCGAGGAAACGAGGGTGGCGGCGCAATCGACGAGAGCGCGGAAGCCAACGCACTCTTCAGGAAGATGTTCGGGTCGTAAAGACAGACAAAACCCACACTTCAAATCGTGACGCTTTCATAGCGTCCAAAGGATGACATCATGGCAAATTCCACCGTTCAGAACAAGAAGGTGATTTCCCTCGCCCTCGGCGCAGTCGCCGACGGCGCTTACCTCTATGCTGGTGCCGACCGCGCCATTGCCGCTGAAATGCAGGGCAAGGACAACGGCGACATCATCTACTACAAGACCACCAATCTCGGCCAGGCCGAAATCTCCGACGTGTCCATGGGCAACCCGGCCAACACCGGCCTCGCCTCCCTCGACATCGCGTCCGCAACCCCGGTCAAGCACCGCCAGGTTCCGGTGAAGATCAAGGACGCCCGCGTGATGTACAACGTGAAGGCAATCGAAAAGCAGATTACCTCCCTCGGCAAGGACATCGCCATGGGCAAGATCGGCCAGAAGCTCGCCAAGAAGGCCGTCAAGAACGTAATCGCCGAAGACATCCTCACCATCGGCAACATCTTCGTCGGCAACGACTTCGCCGCCTTCCAGAAGGCCGGCGCATTCCTCAAGGCCTACGTCGATGGCACCCTCTACGGCTTCATGGACTGGAACGTCTGGGGCGACTTGACCGCCAAGGGTCAGCAGGCCGTGCCGTGCGCACTCGCCGAACCCCGCTTCGGCCGCAACCTCCGCGGTTCCTGGTCCCTCATCGACCAGCTCCGCACCATCCCGGACATCCCGCAGTTCAAGATCGGTGATGTCGCTTCCGCCAAGGTGAAGGCCTCCGTCGCCACCTCCGCAAGCACCGTCGCCCTCACCCTGACCGCAGGCGATTCTCCGCTCGCAGTCGGTGACAAGGTTGTCGTGGCCGTTCCGGGCATCAACGCCCTCGACGTGAACGACAACGACACCGGCGTCGCCAACAGCTTCGTCGTGACCCTCGAAGCCTCCGTCGCCGCTTCCGCAACCACGGACGTGACCGTGACCTTCGACCCGCAGCTCGTCGTCATCCCGGCATCCATCGCCGCCAACGCCTCCGTCGAAGTCAAGGGTGCCGCCGGTACTTACGGCGCAACCATCATTCGTGCAGAAGGCGCACAGGCCTTCGGTACGATGAACCAGTGCGACTGCGAAGGCGCCAAGTACGAAAAGAGCTCCATCGACGGCCTGACCGTGCACGCCAACTCCGGCGAGAACATCGGCGCCCTGTCTACCGACAGCCGCTACGACATGATTCTCTGCTCGAAGCTCGTGGAACCGCGTGCCGCCGCCTTGGTGCTCTACAAGATCGCCTAACCACGGCGATACAAGGAATTCTAGGTTGGCATAACCTATTATCCCCAAAAAAAAGGCCCCGTCACCTAACCGTGGCGGGGTCCTTTTTTATATGGTCGGCGAAATTATCGTTTACTTGTATCTTGAGTCCGGCTTCTGCGCGAGGTATTCTTTAAGTAGGTAGCGAATGAACGAACCCGTGTCGTCTGTAATAGTAGTTGGAACACCACTGTTTATGGCTTCGATTTTGGCTCGCTCCAGCATAGTAACGTCAAGCGTTATACAGAACTTAGTTTCCAATGTCATAGAGAATTACATCCTGCAACATTATTTTTGAATATTTATGTGAAATATAAATAGTAAATGTTTTAAAGTAAGTAGAACTAAAAAAAATGATTGGTTTATTCATACCATGGAAGTTTAACATTTTCACGGACTTTTTTTTGTATATGGCCGAAAGAAAAAATTTCTTGGATCGGGAAAAGGAGAGACAGGACGGCGACAGCGTCCTGCCATATTCCATAGCACTCATTCCGGGCTTGACGGCCCTGGAACAGGACGCGCTCGTGAAGGACATCGCGGAAGGGGTGGTAAAGAAAAGTGTTGAATCACGAAACGCGAATACGTATAGTGAAAAATCGATTGATGAAATTAACAAATACATATCGGATAGGAAAGCCGCTGACATACTAGAACATGCTATACAGCGAATGCCTGAACCTCTACGAGACTCTTGGCTGATGTCGTATGTTGATGGTTTGCCTCCGTATTTTTACGATGACGCATTTAAATCTGAACGAGGAATACCTGATAACGCTACAGGATATTACGCTCCAGACGAGTACAGAGTGTATATAAGCAACAAACATTTTATTTCTGATCCAAGAATAGCTATTCATGAAAATGTTCATAAGACTAATCATGACTTGAATCTAAGTCATCCTTTCTATGAAGGTGTCGAAATAGAAAATGTTCCTGACAGAATGGTTGGTATTGGACTCGGCAAGACATTAAGCGGAGAATTTCCGAAAATTCTTAAAACACCTAAAGGAATTATGAATAGAAGTGAGTTTATTGGTGAAATAAACAAAATGGTGGGTAATAAAGATGCAAACAAACTTGCAAGAAGGTTCTATGAAAATAGTCTTTTAAATAGTGGTATTTATGAATCAGCAAAACAAGCGTATTATCCCAAAAACGGGTCTAAAACCGATATAAGGGACTGGAATGATTTTATATGGTATAATGATAAATTTATAGATGATGTTTTTAATCTTTCACCTGATTATGTAGATAAGAATAACGAAAACCATCTTTCAGAAAATATAACAGGAGGCCATCCAAACTCCTATAAAGAAGAAAAGGAAAAAATTGCTGACTATCAACAGTATTACTTAAAAAATAACGGTTTTGCCGGAAGGGATTTTGTTGAAGAAGGACTTCCAAAGTATGCAGCTCAATCAACAGAATCAACAGCACATCTTGCAGAACTGATGTCTACAAGGGGTGGCGAAGAAACAGTAAAACTCCTTTATCCGAAGACGTACAACCGCATGATGAATGAATACCGCAATGATCCACGTCGTTCTTGGCCTAAAGAGTCTTTAATACCATGGCAGAGGTACTCTCACGAAAGTAATTCTAACGTGTACGGACAGCGCGGCAGCGAGCCTGAAGCATTCAACCCGAACAATGAACGCCACTATGTACGTGTACCCGACCCTTATGGAGGATGGCACTACGGCGACGATTACACCGATGTAAACCTTGTAGCCGCACGTCGTGGTAAGAACTACGTCGAATACCGCGACCTTGACGGAAACTGGAAACGTTTTTACCCTAACGAACTGAAATATGTCAAGGAAGGTAAGATTAACAGAAATAAGAAGTGGGCTTTGGAACTAGTCAAGAAACTCCGTAATGGAGTGAAGTAGTTTAATACTTCTTTATTCATTGCCCGACATATTTATCCCTCCTGATACGAGGCCCTTTTATTCATAGGTCGTAACGAACCTATCGGATAGAAGGGCTTTTTTGTCATGGACGGACTTTTACAGGCTGAAAACAACAACGGATTCGCGCCAATTCCCGAAGAAGAGGAAACCGACATCATCGAGAAATGCCGCAAGTTCCTGAAGCGCGCAAGCGACAGGTGGTGCTCCGACATCGACGACCAGGAACTCGCGCTGGAGGTGGCGGGAGGCAACTTCTGGGGCGTGGGCGACAACAAGAAGCGTTGGGCCATTCTAGACAAGGACGGCAAGGACCTCATACCGACCATTCCCTACAACAACATTTCCCCGCAGGTGAACGCCATCGCGTCGCCGTTCTCCCGCTCGCCGTTCCACATCAACGTGGTTGACAAGACCGAGCAGACGGGCGGCAAGGTGCTACAGGACGCCATCGTGAAGATAGAGTCCTCCAACAACGCCAAGAACGTCTACCAGCGTGCATTCACCCGAGGCGTCACTTGCGCGGCGGGCTACATCGTGGTAGGCACCAGCCTAGCCGACGGCAAGGTGGTCCCGTCCGTGGAGTTCATAGCCGACCAGAAGCAGGTGGCGATAGACCCCGACTGTATCGACCCGTCCGGCTGCGACGCCGAGGAAGGCGCAATCATCAGCTACATATCCGTCACGAAGGCGAAGCGCGAATACGGAGACGACATTGTACCGATGGACTACCCGTCCGGACAGCCGCGCATGTCTTTCGCCGGAATCACCGCATGGCAGGACAAGACCGACAAGGTACAGCTCGTCCGCTACTTCCGCAAGGTGACGAAGGAATTTCCTGACCCGCAGAACGGAGTGACAGTAAAGAAGACGTTTGTCCGTATGCACACGATATGCGGCGAGCGCGAGGTGCGCGAACCGGTTGACCTCATGACCGACATCATCCCGATTGTCCGTTTCGCGGGCTACACCGACTACGATTCCGAATACGGGCAGGTGTACACGGGATACGTACAGAAGATGATGCCGCAGATCGAGCAGATGAGCCTCGCTCTCACCATGCAGGCGCTACGCATGCGCCGCTGTTCGAACGTCCGCGGCGTCGTGGGCAAGTCCGCCACAGAAGGGTGCGAGGAATACTTCACGGACTTCGAGAAGGGCTCCGCTATGTGGCTCACGTGGAACGACAAGGCTGGCGCAACTCCTCCGCAACTCGTCAACGATTCCTTCAACACGGCCGACATTACCGCCGCCCTCCAGGAAGGGCGCCAGACGATGCAGGAATGCACCGGCGTGAACCTCGCCGGTCTCGATACCACCCAGCGCACGGCCTACGAGATAATGCAACAGCAGATAAACTCGGAATCCAACGTGCAGGAACTCTACATCCACGCCGAGGCCGCATGTCACGCCCTTGGCCGTATCATGCTCGGCATCCTGAACAACGGCGACGTGCCGGAGTTCACCCTCGAAGGCGGTCCTAACGTAATCACCGCCAAGATGAAGACCCGTTCCGAAATCCAGGCAATCGCGGAAATGGCGGACCCTGCGCACAAGGAACTCTGCGCCATCCGTCTAGCCGAGACAATCGACAGCGACGTTGCCAAGGACCTCGCGCAGGACCTGAAGGCGAACACGGAACTGAAGCTGACCGAGGGCCAGGACGTCGGAACGATGATGAACGTGGCCGAGAAGTTGAAGAAACAGCTCGACGAGGCGATGGAGAAGCTGGAACAGGCACAGGCCGAAAAGCAGGAACTTGAACGCCGCAACTACGAGCTCGAGCTCGCGCAGCAGAACATGAAGAGCCAGCAGGTCTTGCAGAACATCCAGTTCCAGCAGCAGATGAAGCTCCGCGAGGCGGAACTTGCAGCCAAGAACGCCACGGCCGCCGCGAAGATAGCGGCAGACGAACGGAAGCTCGCCATCGACGCGCAGAAGGCCGTGGACGCGAACCGCGAACAGACCGCCCGGATCATCGCAAACAGGGGGTACTAGCATGCCGAAGGTTCCGAAGACTTTCCTTGATAAAATGGAAAAGGTCGTTCGCCGTTACCACGCCACTACGGACGAGCCGTTGCGCGGGATCCTTTCGCAGGGTTCCATCAAGACAACCATTGGCAAGCATAACGTGTACGAGGCCGACCTCCAGCACAAGAAAAAGAATCCCGACGGGACTTTCGTCTACGTGGAAGAAACCCGCCCGATTTTCACCAGCAGGAGACGCGGAGAATGGGATATGGGGCCGGAAACGAAGACCCTCGTGCTCGAAATTCCCGAAAGCGTCTACAAGGGCATGAAACGGACCGACCTGAATCCCGACTATGCTCCAGGCGTGCAGAAGCGCGGACTCGGTTTGCCCGAAAAGGTTTACTCGGTGGACCGTGGCGGCAGTGCAGACTTCTTCATGGAAGACCTGCCGCTTGATTACGCCGTGGGCGGCTACATAGGGAAATCGCGAAAGATGGTCCCGCTGGATTCGTTGCGGCACCTTCTCGAACTGGACAAGTAACAAGGCTTACGGCCCCGCCTCCCGGCCATAAAGGGTTGGCGCGACCGTGGCGGGGGCCGGATTCATTCCGGCTCCCGTTTTATTCATAGGTGGATAATTACGAGGAATTCTGACCGATGAAATGGCACGTATGGAACAACGGCGGCAACAGCGAAGGCCCGGGCAACTGGCGGTACGACCCCAGGTACAGGGACGCGCTCGTCCCGCAGAACAAGGCCATGAACGACGAGCACCTTGCGCAGCTCGAGACCGAATGGTTCATGACTCACGAACCGCCTCCGCAGATTATAGGAAATCCGGGCGCGATGAGGGCATGGCGAACCGCTGCCAAACGGCAGGCGCGAGAATGGGCGGTGAAGATGGAACCGAAGCGGTTCCTGAACCCGTTACTACGCTCTATCAACGGGATTCCAGCCGACACGAAGATGCGCCGCACTCCGGGCGGACAGACCGCGAACCTCTCGTCTAGCTGGGTGGGCGACTTCACGTCCCTCGGCGACACGGGCTGCTACATAGACCTCGGCGGCAAGAAATACTTCTTCAAGAAATCCGAGGTGGACGCCGCGACGGGTCCGGGCTCTTTCGCGAAGGCCATGTCGGCCCCTTCCATCGGCTCCTACATCGCTACGCACTGGATCGGGAAACTCCCTTCGAGTGTCGTCAACCGCGGAAAGAAAAAGTAACCCGGAAAGGATGTATATACAATGCGAGTAAAGGAACTGCTCTTGCACGCCCTTTCGAGGGCCAACCACATCGAGGACGGGACGCCCGCGGACGCACGCGAGCTTACTAAGGCGCGTAACCACTTCGCGAGCGCCCTCTCGAAGTATTCCTCGTCGAACCTCATCACGGCGTTCCAGCGCACGTGCGACGTGGAATATGCCGAGAAGCAGGTCATAGGCCGCTACAACCTGAAGCGCGGCAAGGTGATGCACGAGGCGCAGACGCGCGACGCCCTTCCAGACCCGACAAGGCTGACCGTCAACAAGGATTTCGGTCATACGGCAGACGACGGCATGTACTACCGCATAGGCGGCGTCATGACGCCATCCGGGCTTGAACAGGTGTGGATGGCGGCTACGGAAGGTGAAAAGCCGGAAGAATGGCTCGCTTCCCTCGGCTGTTGCGACTTCGTGCCGGACAAGGTTGTTCTCGACATGGAACGTATCATGGGCTGCATGTACCGCATGAAGGGGCAGTCCGGCGCGTTCTCCAAGATGGATTTCGTCCCTCTCGTGAATTTCTACGCCGACGATTCCAGGACAATCTACAGCTCCTCACCGGTGGGCGAGAACAAGGTGGAACTCCTTCTACCCGCCGGTCTTGACGGCTACGACTTCAAGATCGTGTACTACACGAAGATGGAGTTCAAGGACGACGACTACATCGAACTGCCCGAGGCGTACAAGGAACTCCTCACGCTCGCCGTGACGGTGGGACTCCTTTCCGAGGACGCAGATTCCGACCCGAAACAGCTCGCCAACTACTCCGCGCAGCTCACGTCCATGGAAGACCTCATCGGCGCCACAAACGTTACCACGCGCAGGCTTACGCGCGAACCCGACGGAAGCTCGCTCGACTCGCTCCGTTCCGGCGCGTTCATCCGCAGGAGATTCTGTAGATGAGTTTCGTATCGAACCTCGTAGGATTTACAAGGAAGTCCCAGTTCGCGAAGCTGGGACGTTCCGACACTTACAACATGTTCGTCGAGCAGAAGGACGCCAACGAGCAGGGGTTCTCGGTGGTGCTCCTCCCTATGCCCGGATACGAGAACGCCGTCACGCAGGGTTCGGAACCTGAAGGGAAACCGCAGGGTACGTTCCGCTGTTCCCGCGGCTACAACGGGCGCCCTGTCGTCTACGGGGTATGGGGGAAGAAACTCTACCTGCTCCGCGAGGTTGGCGCGACCAGGAATTTCTATTTCATCGGCGACATCGCCGGTTCAGGCAAGGTTACGTTCTGCGAGACGACCGGATACGGCCACTCGCACCCGCACCTCGTGCTCTGCGACGGCGTGAACGTATACGCCGTAGACACTACCGTGCCTCCGATAAGGCAGGCACAGGACCTCAAGACGGTCACCATGCCACTCAAGTACCCTGACGCCACTATCGACCGCATCACGCCTTCGTGGGTGGCCTACATGTACGGATACCTGCTCGTTGGCGCAAAGGGTACGGACATGTTCTACCGCTCGGTGCAGTTCCCGTTCGAGACCGCCGACGACCCCATGGGACTCGACAAGAACCAGTACGGCATGTGGACCTTCTCCGAATGGCAGCCTGACAATACGCTTGTCGGCTGTTCCACGGGCTCGCGCCTTTTCACTTTCGGCGAACGTTCTTTCCAGGCGTTCACGTTCCAGGATTCCATGGAGAACCCGTTCGTGTCGCCGGACACGGCGGCGATGAGCATCGGAATAAAGAACGCCGACACGCTTGCTGTCTATGGCGACAGCGTGATTTGGCTAGGCTCTTCGTCCATGGGCGACGGGTGCGTCTACATGATGGATTCCTCCTTACAGCCGAAGCGCATTTCGACAGATGAAATCGAGCGGATGATATGGAAGTACGACTTCAAGACGGCCTACGCGTTCGTCTTCAAGTGGTTCAGTCACCCGATGTACGTTATTTCCTTCCCGTCCGACGGCGTTACGCTCTGCTACGACATCCGCGAGAACGGCTGGGTCCGCATGGGCTCACGAAACGGGAAGGAGGAGGACACGTTCCGCTACTCCTACCCGGTGACGGGCGTAAACGGAGACCTGTTCCTACAGGGCGAGGGATGCCTCGTCAAGGCTACAGAGGACACGTGGTTCGAACATGACGGTACGCCTATTCTCCGCAAGAGGGCGGGCGGAGTCATTTCTAGCGACAACAGGCCTTTCAAGATTGGGTCGATAAAGCTCATAACGAACAACGGCGATTACCGCAACGTCCTTGACCACGCGCCGCTTATCACGCTCCGATACTCCAGGGACGGAACTACCTGGGTTGCTTCCAGTACACGTACGCTGGGCCTCGCCGGACGCTACGACTACGATACGGTATTCCGCAACCTCGGCAAGGCGCAGTACCTCGCTGTGGAGGTGGGCACCAGCGAGAACATCGGTTTTGCTCTCTATGGTCTCGACGTGAAGGGCGTTACGTGCGTAAAGTAGACTGTTTTATTCATAGGTGAAAAAAGAATACAAGGAGATTTGACAATGGTAGGAGCCATAGCAGGTGCAGTGGGCGGTCTCGCCTCCGCCGCGATAGGCGCATACGGCGCAGCGCAGGAACGCAAGGCGGCAAACCGCCGCAGGGCGCAGGCCAACCAGCAGATTTCGGAATGGCAGAAGCAGGCCGAACAGATCCTCGCCGAATCCGAGGCCAACCGCACGCAACTCTCGGACGCGAATTCCGTGAGCCGTTACAAGGCGCTCCGCGATTCCTACGACCCGTCGGCGTATGTCGTCGAGCCGGAAAAGTTCGACAAGAGTGCCTACAGCGTGGAAGACTACCTGAACCCGAACCGCGACGCCATCCTCGAAGACATCGCGAGGGCGTCGCAGCACACCGCCGCGGCGGCAGGTCTAGGCCATTCCTCCGGCGCGGTAGAGGCAATCAACAAGTCCATCCTCGAAAAGGACGAGGAACTACTCAAGGAAGCCCGCCAGGAAATGAAGGACGAGCGTTCCTTCGACTACGGCATGTACACGGACTACATCAACCAGCAGCAGAAGAAGCTCGACTCCATGCAGCAGGGCTACAAGGACCAGCTTGAACTTCTCCGCGGCGACATCCAGTTCGACCAGCAGAATACGGACGCAGTAATTCAGAACCGACTCGCTCTCGGCAACTCCATAGCGCAGAGCCGCGCACAGCTCGTATAACGGGAGGATTTTGACACAATGGCTACACCAATGAATTTTCAGTCGCTTAATTACGGCGGCATAGCCCAGCAGGAGCAGGACGCCCGCAGGCGCTATTACGACAGCTTGAGTTCCATAGGCGGCGTCATCAAGGACACCGGCAAGGAATTCGAAGACTATCTCGCCCGAAAGAAGGCCGAGGAAGACGAAAAGCGCAAGTGGGACAACATGATTGCCCAGCAGGAATACCAGAAGGAACAGGACAGGCTTAACCGCGAACACACCGAGGAACGCGAGGCCATCGAAGACGCCCGTGTATTGCGTGATTGGAAGCTCAAGCAGGAAGAACTCCGCAAGAAAACCTACAAGAATATGAACGACGCAGCCGCACTCGAAAAGTACCGCGAAGGCTTGCAGAAGTCCTACACGCCCGAGTTCCTAGCGAAGTACGGCCCGACCGCGCAGGCCGACTACAACACGGCGCTTACCGCACCGACGCTTGCAGAAGCCGTAGCCGCAGGCCGCAACCTCGGTCAGGGTATCTATCAGCAGGATATGATGAACTTCCAGCGCGAACAGGCGCAGAACGCCGACAGCAAGGATTCCGAGTACAAAAAGCAGCTCGCCATCAAGAACGCCGTGCAGTCCGGCCTGTTCAAGAACGGAATCGACTTGACGGGAACGCGCCTTCCGAAGACGAAGGCCGAGGCGCAGGCGCAGATTGGACTTATCGACTCGTATCTCGGTAACGATTTCCTCGGAGGTATCGACACTTTCGATGGTACTGCCGGTACGGGCGAACTCGCGTTCAAGCTGCAATACCTGAAGGAATTGCTCTCGAAAGTCGGCACTCCGAAGAAAAAGAAATGGGAGAAGAAACCGTTATAAAAGAACCTTGTTCTTTTTTGCAACGGGGCCAGCCATAGCGGCTGGCTTTCGTTTTATTCATAGGGGGAAATAAAGAGGTTATGAATGGCTGAAAGTTACCTGCAAAAGGCTACGCAGATTTACAACGGCTTCAATGCCGAATCTTCGAAAAAATGGCTCCGCAAGAACGGCCTTACGGAACTCGCTAAGATGTTGCTCGACGACATGGCTGACGCCAGGAGCGAGGAAGATTTCAAGAAGGCCGAATACCAGTTCAAGAACCGGATCGTGGTTCCTTTCTTCAAGGAATCCGTCTATCCTCTCGGTGAAAAGGCCGTGAAGGCGTTCGTCGCCGAGAACCCCGTCATCAACGTGGCGCCTCCGAAATCCGTCGGCAGCTACGACGAACTGAAGAAGAACCAGGCGTTTGCAGACAGCAAGTATGCACGTCAAGTCAAGGATGATAAGGGTGAAACCCAAGTAAACATACCTCTCCTGCAAGTCGCGAACGACCCGAAGGAATTGAGCCTCGCGGCACTCCGTCTCGGCATCACCCCCGAAGACCTCCACGACCACATCCTGAACGAATGGGACAAGAAGAAAAAGCGCGAATGGGTCGAAGCAGAAAAGGCCATGCGCAAGGCTATCGTCGACGGCGGAGAGATAAACGGAGTAAAGTTCCAAGGCAGAAAGGGTGTTCTCAAGGATTTTAACAAGAGCAAGTGGAGCGGTGTGCTGAAGACTGTCGCCCCCGAACTCTACGCCGGAATGCGCCGTGACATCGCCGAAGGAAAGGGAGAAGCCGGTAGCATAGCCGGTTGGCTCGGTGAACACAAGAAGGATGCCATCATCGACGCTGCACGAAATACCGCACTCGCGATGACAGGATTTGCTGCGAGCCCATTGGCTACCGCAGGCGTAGTCGGTGCCACGGAGCTTTCTTCGCTCGCGGCAAGCGACCACTACGACATGAATACGCGTAACGTAGGCGCCGCTCTCGCGGGAGCGACTTTTGCAGGAACGGTGCCCATTCTTGTTACCCGTTATGCGGCTCCGTTGCTGAAGTCGGGAAGCAAGACCATAAGGAACTCCGCACGCGACATTCTTCGCAGGATTCGTAACGGCGAAGGCACGGCCGCGGAAGTCGAACAGAACGCCCTCAAGGAAGCCGTTGACGAGGCGGCGAAGGTCGTACGTTCACGAGTAGCAGGTAACGAGACCCTGACTTCGGATGACGTTCGGAACGCCGTAAATGCCGTGTACCAGAAGGTAATCTCGTCGCCGAAGAACGCCTTCTCCGACGGGACGAGAATCACGCAGGCCGACATCGAAAAAGCCCTGCTTACCGAAGACGGCGTGAACAAAATCAAGGGATTCCTTTCTGCACCGAGCAAAAAGACGTGGGTGGAGTGGAACAAGATGTCCAATAACCCGGCGTATGGGTATGAACAGCGTATCGTATTGCAGGACGCGATGAAGCGTGCCGAAGAAATGTTCCCCGAGGCCGTCAAGGAAATCAAGTACATCAGCGGCAACGGCAAGGCGCTCAACAGCGTCATTGCAACCGGAGCAAGGGTCGTGAACACCGTAGGTTCCAAGGCTGAACCGATGGCCGCACGAAACGTCTACGAGGAAGGTCTTTCTTCCTACGAGGCGGACCACCCCGAACAGGTGGAAGCCTGGAAGCGCTACGGCATCCCGAGCTGGGACCCGCTCGCGGACGAGTTCAACGAGAAGTACGGGGAGGGCAAGTAACCGATGAGACCGCTGACACCTTTCGTATCGTACAACGACAACACCGGACACCCGCTCGTAGGGCGAATCCAATTCTGCAATACAGACGCTTCACCGGCAGAGGTGTTCGCGTCGGACGGCACCACGTCGCTCGGCAGCTCCGTGTTCACGGACTCCTCGGGACGTCCGGTCCAGCAGCCGTTCCTCGAAGACAAGGACTACCTTCTCTTCTTCGACAAGTATGTCGGCCACGCCACGATGACGGAAGACGACGATAAGGATAGCTGGGAGGAGCAGGGTAGCGCGATTGACCGCTACGACGTGTTCGGAGTTTCCGTAGATTGCGGTACCGTGGTGTCCGTAGCGACCCTGGAGGTACTCCGCAATACGGCGCCCGATACGGTAACGCCTTTCGACGGCGTGTACATGGTGGACCTGCTTGGCTACGACGAGGTTGGCGACAAGCCGGTGCTCCGCTACGTGTGGGACGCCGAGAATACCGATTCCGACGACGGCGGCTCGGTCATCGCCGTGGATGACGTCGAGACGGGGCGCTGGGTTATCAAGGACCGCCCGGAATACGTCGATTCCCGACATTTCGGTGCGTTCCCGAACTCTACCGCAACGGCTTACCCGACGCAGCGATACGACCTCCAGCGTGCCGCCCTGTGGGCTCACGACAACGGTCTCGGCCTGTACCTCCACGCAGACGATACGCACGCATACTACGACATTTCCGGACTGAACATCTACAATCTAAAGTGCGCTCCGGGTGCGACCGTCTTCACGATCACGGGCAGCGTTACAAATATCATCGGACTTGAATCCGTCACGGTGCATTCCGCCAACGGACTAGAAGGCACGACCGTGCTCAACGATAAGGTTGTACGCACGTCGTGGGCCGGCACCTCCGCCCACACGAGACTTTCCCCGACGGAGCGTCTCGTCATAGACAGCGCCTTCTCCGGCGTTCAGGGACTCCGTTCCTGGAGCGGGGTGGCCGTTGACATGTACGACACGTCCAACAACTCGCTCTCGTTCACGGACTGCATTGTCTACGTACACGAGGACATGGACCCGGAGAATAGCGTCTCGTTCGACTCCTGCTCGTTCGTGGCGCACGGCACGATGGACGGGTACATCAGTTTCAGCAACTGCTTCATCCCCGCCGGCATCTTCGCGCACGACTTCGACGCCTCCAACTGCTCCGTGACTGACTGCACCGTCGCACCAGCCGACGAGTGGGAGGACGTCAAGGACTGGCTCGCACTCAAGATTAGCAACGGCGACTGGGAATACGACTTCCGCGGTACGGGCTCGATAGAGATGCTGATAACGAAACCCGCCGGTTCTACGGGAACGCTGATAGTAAAGAACTCCAAGGACCTAGTTCTGAAGGCTTCCGGTACCATCCCGAAGCTGGAACTCGTGGACTGCACGGGTACGACGATTTCGGTTTTCTCTTCGTCGTCAAAACTTGTCGTGAACGGTGGTTCCGTTGACGGTTCCGTGACCTTGCTCGACGAGGTGTATTTCGGCAGGGCGACCGTCGCGGGCAACTTCACCGTATATTCTTCCGTTGGCGCCGACGGCTGCGTGTTCTCCCCGACATCTAGCGTAATCGCTTCCTATATCAGGCTTTCCAACTGCCGCGCCGACGAAGGCTCCGTATTCGCGGAACTCGGCACGTCTTCCGGTATCGAGGGTTCAGTCTACGACAACTGCACCATCTCCGGCGAGGTGTCCGGCTACAAGTCCACCGTAAGGAACAGCCACGTCGCAAGACTGACCGTACTCGGGCTAGTCGCGGGCTCGACCTCGTTCCCGTGGGAATCCGTCATCGACAACAGCCGCGTTGACGACTGCCGCCTACAGGTGTACTCCACTAACAAACCAGCATTCTCGTGGAAGAACTCATCCATAAACATAACGCAGTACGGCGCAACGTACGACGTACCGGGCCAGACTTACACGAGGGAATGGAACATCGAGAACTGCGACGTCACTTTCGGCAACCGCAAGTTCTACAAGAGCTCGACCATGTTCAAGGCCCCGGTGGCCGTAGGCGACATAAAGAAACTGCCGCACTCCGCATCGGGAATTTTACACACGTACTACGTGTGCGTGCCGCTCGACGACCTCCTCCTCTTCGAGAACTTCTTCCATTTCTCCGAGAGCTCCGTGGCAGTGCTCGTCAACTACTTCGGGTACGCGGTCCGCGTCTTCGTGGACTGCGGGTACACCAGCTCGCACCACCTCCAGGCATACGTTGGCCGCATCGTGAACGTGTCAGGCACTCTCTGCCTGTTCCTCGGCACGACCGACGCCGAGATTGCCGTGAACCCCGGAGATACGCTCTACGTGGACTACGACATCGTGTTCTAGAATACTTTGTTTGTGTCAAAATATGACATCTTGTCCCTCCAAAGTGTCTATGTTGTAATGTAGACGTACTGGGAGGTACAAGACATGTCAACAGAAAAATCAAGAAATGACTCGAAAACGGGGCGCTTTTACGGAAAGTTGCCACCGGAAATGCTCGCGGACCTGGATTTCCTGCTCATAAAGCTGCGCAGGATCAACCGCAAGGTGCTCAAGCAGAAGACAATCAAGCGTACGGAGATAAGGGCCTTGCCCGACGGGGAATACCTCCGCCTGTGGGGATACCTGCGCCACTGCTGTTCGCTCGTCACCACGTGGCCGAACGTAAGGAGGGCCATATCGGCCATCGCCGACAAGAGTTCAAGAACGGAGGACGACGTCCGCGACGAGTGCATAGACGCAATCACGACGCACGTGTACACGTACGCCTGGCGCAAGTACAGGCATTCCGAAGACTGCGGGCTCGTATTCACGACGGCGGAATTCGGCTACAAGGGCTGGATAACGTCGCAGAACCTGTACCACGACGGGGTGGAATTCTCCCGCGAACTCTTCGCGTCCGACAATCCGTCTTGCGGAGGGAAGGTGTCGTCCGTATCCGCCGAAAGGTCGTAGCCCGTCGCGGTTTTATTCATAGTGGGAAAATTAACGAGGATTCCCACAAGATGCACTATCTAGTACCAGTACCGATGCAGTACGTAGACGAGTCCGGCGTCCCTCGCGACGGAGGCTCCGTCAGCGTATACAGGACCGGCACGCCGGAACTCGCCGCCATATACCAGAACTCGTCTACTGACGAACTCGCGGAGAACCCTTCGCAGTTGGATTCGAGCGGTATGTGGAGGGCTTTCGTCGATGCAGGCATCCCTCTCGACTACATCGTGAAGGACAAGGGCGGCAACGTCATAGCCACCTATATAAACATTTCAATTGACGTCGGTTCCGGTTCCGGCGGTGTCACGAAGGAATACGTTGACGCGCAGGACGACCTTATCCGCGAATCCGTCACCGAAATTTCGAACGACCTCGACGACGAACGCGAAAGGGCGGTTGCCGCCGAAGCCGCGGCAAGGACCGTCGTCAAGGAAGGCGTCGGCATTTCCGTCACGGAGGTCGTCAAGGATGACGGTCATTCAGAATTTACCATCGACAACGAGGGCGTAACAGGCGTAGAAATCGCGAGCCCGAACGACACCGTGTCCATATCGAAGACGAAGGACCCGGTTACCGGCGTGGAGCACTTCAACATTGAAGTGAACAATACGGAAGGCCAGTACATAAATATCGCTTCCGATTCCGTGTCGCACGGTACCGATACGCAGACGCTCGAAGACGATACGAGAAAGTACGTCCCGCTCGCTGATTCCGAACTTTCCGGTCTCGTCGGACGCAACGGCATCACGTTGCAGGATTCCGAGGATGATGTCGTGAACGCGGTCGCCGTACTCGACCACAACAGGAAATACCTCTGCACCGCGCAGGTGAAGGTGACTGTCAATGCGAACACGAACGACATGGTGAACGTGGACGTGTTCACGATGGTGGGCCACCAGAGATGGCTCGCGGGTTCGTTCTCCGTAGATACGACGCTTGACCACTCGACTAGCAAGACTATAACGTGGATGGTGGAAGGTACGGACGCGACCGGCATACAGATGGCCCTTTCGGAAGACGGTACGGGCGCGGAAGTAGAGGTGGAGGTGAAACAGCTCTTCATCGCCGAATTCTCTTCCATAACCGGTACTGGTGGCGGCGGTAGCCGTACGTACATCCCCGGCGACGCCATCAACATCACGGACGACACGATTTCAGTCCGTTACGGATACGGCCTAGACATCGACTCCACGAATAATAAACTCAAGGTTTCGTCCGAGATTACCGACCAGATAGACGACCTGAAGGACAACCAGCTGAAGATAGCCCCGCCCGAACACGAGGGCGTCGGCACGATGCTTTTCTACACGGGGGAACTGATATGAGCCTCGAATCGGCAGTGAAGGCGGGGGTAGCCGTCAAGATGGGGACGGTGGAGAAAATCGTAGACGAGTCCGGCGACGTTACGGAGTTGCCGTTCCCGGTAAACGTGATAATCGACGGTACCCAGAGCACCCCGTTCATCAACGTCATCAAGGCCTTGTGCCGTTACATAGAGAGTAACCGCGAGGCCGTCGAAATCGGCAAGGAAACCTTAAAGAAGAATAATGGAGGCGAATGATGCCCGATCCGACCTACAAGGACCTATTCTACATCAAGGACGCGACAAACAACGTCATCTACCAGATAAAGGCGACTTCTCTCAAGGATGCCATCACTATCGCGTTGTCTGGTGACGTTGCAGGTTCCGCTTCCACCACGTTCGGGTCTAACGTGACCATTTCGGCTGTCATTGAGAACGGCGTGGTGACACATTCCAAGCTCGCAACCGACGCCGTGCAGAACGACGTTATCAAAGACAACGAGATTACGAAGCCGAAGTTCAACTCGTCTGTATATGACGAAGTGAATGGTACAATCGCCGACGGCACTAACTCCAACCTTGCGACAAAGACGCAGGTCAAGGCCTACGTCGAGTCAGTCATCAGCTCCGAAGGCCACTACAAGGGCGTGCAGAGCGTGGCGACAATCAACACGTGGACTGCGGCGAACCTGCACAACGGCGACCGAGTGATTACATCCAGCGACCCTGCCGGTTCCGGTACCGGAACGCTAACGCTCGGGAACCTCCCCGTGGTAGACGGGCAGGAAGTCATCTTCTACGTGTCCGACGACCAGAGCGTGAAGATTTGGCAGAGCTCCGAAGGCAACTACAAGCTTAAGCAGGCGGCGGTCTCGGACCCGACCGCAAGCGGAACGACAATCACGGCCATTGACACCATTACGCAGAACGCGAACGGCGAGATCACCCCGACAAAGAAGACCATCCGCAGCGCCACCACATCCCAGACTGGCGTGGTCCAGCTTGCGGGCAGCATCGGGGCCACGGTGGCTTCCGAGAACAACAAGGCCGCCTCCGAGAAGGCGGTCAGGGACGCAATAAACGCCTTGGACTCCAACGCCACCAGCACGGACGGCACCAATGTCCAGGTCAAGGTGACGACTACGGACGGCATCGTTTCGGCGGTGAACATCACGACCGACAATACCGAAAACGTCAACAACAAGACGGCGACCATCCGTGACGCTTCAAGCGCGGACGACGACAAGTACCCGACCGAGAAGGCGGTGCGTGCCGCTATCGACGCAATTGACGGGGGCGCTTCCGAGATGGGCGAGGTGGTGGCCGCATCGCTCAACGACCTGGACGCCCGCATCAAGGCTGTGGAAGAATCCGTGGCCGAGGAAAATCTCGGCGACCGCACGGCCGACAGCCTCGACGTGCAGGTGCTGAAAATCGGCGGCGACGAAATCGCCCCCGGCACGGCTACGCCAAATGCGGTAGGCAGTTCCGCATCCGTTGGTTCCTCCGGCAAGTACGCCCGCGAGGACCACACCCACAATATCGTAGTCGCAAGCGGCGACAGCGAAGGGCAGGTCAAGGTAGCTGGTCAGAACGCGACCGTCAACGGATGGAGCGCCATCTCCGGCAAGGCGGGCTCCGCAATCCAGGGCGTGAAGGTGAACGGGACCGCACTCACTCCCGACAGCAACAAGGTCGTGGACATCCCTGCCGCAAGCACGAGCGCATACGGAGCCGTACAGTTCATGACATCCTCGGAGGCGGCAAGCCTCTGGGCTAACGCATGGGCCGCAGCCACGGCATAATGACAAGGAGAATCGCAAATGTCGCAGACCTATGACAACAAGGCTATAACGGGCGCGGACCTTGAGACTATCCTCACATCCGCCGCATCGGAAATCAAGAAGAAGCAGGACATCATCGACGCCGAGTACGACGCCGCAAACGGCATGATCGTGCTTAACAACATCGACATCAGCGTGGCGAGCTCCACGTAGACAAGGAGAATTGAACAATGGCAGGAAGCTATATCAACAAGTACGCCGACGCGGCCGAATACGCGGCAGACACCGCACGCTCGGCCCTCGGCAAGAGCACCGTATCGCTGGAATCCGACAGCGGGGTCCTGCACTACGACGGCGTCAACGTTGAAATCCACAAGAAGGCCGTCAAGGTGGGCGACGCCGTGTACGTTGACGGCAGCGGCAACCTCCACTTCATCGACACTACCGGCACGGTCAACAACACTGACCTCACCACGGCTGTCGCAAGCGGCGGTCGCGGGTGGACTTCCGTCGGCGTTGTAGGCATGAGGAAGGGACAGAAAGCCTTGATATTGCACAAGACGGAGACCGAAACGAAGTACATCAACGCTTGGGCCTTCAAGGTTACGGGCTACGCGGCAGGAACGGCAATCGTCTTCAAGGCTTACACTGCCAGCGATACGACCGAATACGTGGAAGTGACCGGATTCACGCCTACCGCAGAGAACGTGGCGAGCGTCAGCGCCATGGCTACCGCCATGAACTCGTTCCTCACGACCAACCAGAACCCGACCGGAGCCGTGCAGACTAACTGGTCCGCATGCGTGATGAAGGACGCGTCAGGCAACGACGCCGTGTTCATGCTCCTGGAAGGCAACTCGTCAAGCGGAGTCTACTACTCGCACAGACAGAGCCCCATCAAGAGCGGCGCTACGGCAACTCTCGCAACGTGGGACCTGCTCGGACTTACATCCGACAAGACCACGAACGCACGTGTCAACGGCTCGCACGACTTGCGTGCAGGATGGAACAAGGACCAGCTCTACAACTACTACAAGGCCTCCACAAACCGCGATTCCGTGGGTTCACCGACAGACTCAATTACTAGCGGCGGCATTATCTCGGAGAAGGCGTGGAACAACAACAGCTTCCCGACGGTAAAGGCTTACTACGGCACGTGGGACAAGTACCTCGACAGCGTGATGCTCAAGGTTCCAGCCGGAGCGTATTCCTCGGACGCCCTGCCTGTGTACTACGGCAAGGCGAAGGAAATCCAGGACAAGGCGAAGACGGTCACGTTCACGTCCGTCATCAGCGGCAGCGAGAAGAAGGTGTTCAAGGCTTTCGACGTGTCCGCGAGCGTATCCGACGGAGGCGCCGGTCTCGATTGGTACATGCCCGGCATAGAGGAGGCATTCGGGATATTCAGCCAGATGAAGGTTGACGGCTCCGACCCCGTGAACTCCGCCATGGTCAAGATAGGGAGTACCGCCCGCAACCTGGAACAGACGCGTTGGGTCCCTGCGCGCTATGCCAACCTTAACGCGTGGTTCATGGCCGCCTACGGCTCCTTCACCTTCAGCGCCTTGGCCAACACTTCTCGGGCGTGTGCGGTGGCGCTCTTAAACCTTTAACCTTTTTCAGCTTGGCGGCGGCCTCCGCGCCGTCGCCCTGCACCCTCTACACAAAGGAAACTACACGATATGCAGGAACTGCACAACGTAAAGGGCTCTCGCAAGAACGGCATCTACGTGGACTGCAAGCAGCTCGCGATGAGGCTCTACAAGCTCTCGTTCACGATGGCGAAGCGCGACCGCGTAATCTTCGGCGACCGCATGCTGTCACTCGCCCTCGACTGCGTTGAGGACTTCGCTTTCGCGTACCAGTATCCCGAAAGGAGGGTGGAATATACCGAAAGGCTCATATTCGACTTCGGCAGGCTCAAGGAGCTTATGCGGATGGCGTGTGACCTCAAGATTATCTCGACGAAGCACTACGTGACGATTTTCGAGTACGTGGAGCGTATCGACGAAGGCGTAGGGAAATACCGCAAGTACGGAATTTCCAAGGTTCAGGCAGCCGCGGGTTCAAACGACGGCCGTGGCTCTGGTAACGAAAGACAAGAGGAGGCGACGGTATCATAAATACCAGTATCGGCAGTGCGCCTTATCCCGTGCATCCCCGGTTGTTCCGGTAGGGTTGTCTCGCGTTGGGTCCCTGCGCGCTATAACAACAATAACGCGTGGTACATGAACAACAACGGCAACTTCAACAACAACAACTTGAACAACAATAATCGGGCGTGTGCGGTGGCGAACTTGATTTCCCGTTACCGCTGGAGATGGCTATGGTAAGACTGGAAGACTTGACAGAAGCGTATTTCATGGCCCGCGCAAACAAGCGCAGGTCAAACGATTCCGTCCGTTTCGAGGTTGGCTTCGAGACAGGTCTTGTCCGGCTCATGGACGACATCAACCGCCGTACATACACGGCCAGCTCCAACTACGCCTTCGTCGTGTTCTCCCCCAAGCCGAGGGAGATTTTCGCCACGGAGATGCGGAACAGGGTGGTACACCACTACCTCGACTGGAGACTGCGTCCGATATACGAGAAGGTTTTCAGCGACAGGACCTTCAACAACCGCAAGGGCATGGGACTGCACAAGGCGATAGCGACTTTCCGCGAGGACGTGCGCGAGATGACCGCAGACTACACGCAGGACGCGTGGATAGCCCACCTAGACATCAAGGGGTACTTCCCGAACGCAGACGTGGAAATCGCGCTCAAGCAGCAGCTCGACCTAATAGATACGTACTATGATGGAGAGGACAAGGAAGACCTCAAGTACATGATGACGGTCTGCATGCGCGCCGATCCTGCGAGACACTGCGACGTTTTCGTCCCGAGGACGAACTGGTCTGCCATCGCTCCCGAAAAGAGCCTATTCAACAAGCCGGTAGGCGTAGGCGGCGCGATAGGTTTCCTCTGCTGGCAGAACGCCATGGGGAACTACATCAACGATGTCGTGAAGTGGCTACAGGGACACGAATTCCTGCGCATCGTTGTGTTCGTCGACGACATCTACGTGGTAACGTCCGACAAGGCAAGGTTCCTCGCCTTGATGCCAGTATTGCGTTCCAAGCTGGCCGCGCTTAATGTTCGCTTCAACGAGGGCAAGTTCTACATGCAGCACTACTCCAAGGGCGTGATGATGCTGGGTACGGTACTCAAGTTCCACAGGCAGTACGCCAACAACGGGACCGTAAAGCGCGGATTCCGCAGGCTACGCGATTGGGCGGGTGTAGGCAGGATTAGAAAGGCCGACATTAACCGCATGCTGTGTTCTCTGAATACATACTGCGGGATATTCAAGGGACACAACAACGGAAGGCACCTTGAGTTATTCATGGAGGAAGGATTGCGTAGGCTAGGCAAGTACGTGAAATGGAACGAGTCCAAGAAATGTTTCAACCTTGTCAGGAACTTTAACGACTATTTGATTTCCCGATATGCGGGCAGGAAGGCGGTGTAGACGATTATGTCAGAGACTTACGACAACAAGGCTGTGAACGGCAAGGAACTTGCGGAGCAGACGCTCGTGGGCGTTGCCTCCGAAATCAAGCGGGAAGGATACGTCAGCGCCGCCGCCTTCAACGACGTGGTGGCTCGCCTCGTGGCCTTGGAAAAGGCGATGGCAGAACAGAACCTCGGAGAACGCACCGCCGACTCAATCGACTCGCAATCGCTCAAGGTGGGCGGCACCGACGTCAAGACGAAGCAGGCCGCCAAGAGCAACCCTTCCGCAAGCAGCGGCAGTGCCACCACGTTCGTCGATACGCTTTCGCAGAACGAAAACGGCGAAATTACGGCCACTCGCAGGGCCATGAAGCTGTACACGGGTACGGGCTCCAATACGGACGCACCGATGACGCAGAAGGCCGTCAAGGAAGCCCTTGATACTAAGGCCCCGATTGCATCGCCTACGTTCACGGGAACCCCTGCCGCACCTACCGCAAGCGGTTCTACGGACACCACGCAAATCGCGACTACGGCTTTCGTGCATGACGCCATCGAGAACGACCTCAAGAAGGCCGCCGATGTTTCGGGCATGGGCAACGACGACACCCACGCCTACAGCGGCGAGGCAGTCAGCATGGCCATTTCGTCGGCAGTCAGCGGTAACGTTGGCGGTTTCCTCGGCAACATGACCGTAGCGCAGATGAACGCCTACACTAACCCGAAGATGGGCGACAACGCAATCGTGACGGACACGGGAACGATTACGGTAGGCTCCGAGTCGTGCGTTATTACTACGGCGCCATCCGAGGTGCGCTGGACTACAAGCGGTTCGTGGAAGGTGTCTTCCGCTGGCTACGTGCGCGACACGCAGGTGGCGACTACGAGCGTCCTCGGCCTCGTCAAGTTGAACACGTCCAACGGCGGCGTGGAACTTAACTCAAGCAACCAGATGGTCGTTCACGGGTGGAGTACCAAGCAGGACTCGTTGCCGTATGCAAACGGCAAGTATGGGATCGACATCAGTGGAAGTTCAAGCTCGGCCTCTGTTGCAGGAGAACTGGAGAAGGTGTCGCTCGGACAGGTTGACGAACTGCCTGTTAGCCTCATCGTAAATTCAAATTTCAAGGCCGGGACGTTCCTTTTGAAAGGTGACGATTACGGAGGACAGCCTTACGTGTTCGGTAACGTTACGATTCCGAACAACCAATGGTATCGTTTTACCGTAAGCGGTCAAACGTCTACCGACTGCGTGATTACGCTTGAACCTTGTACTGGTGGTTCATCGTCCCCGTTCAACATCTTCAAGATTCTTGTAGACAACGGGAGTTCAAGAACCGACAAGGTGATGAAGGTGGTGCGCGTGCCTTACGAGTCTACCTCGTCTGCCGTCGGTGATTCGTCAAAGCCGGTATACGTAGACGAAAGCGGAGAAATCAAGGAATGCAATCCGTCTAGCATGTCAGTCGGCTACGCTTCGGCCGCAGAGAGTGGGTCCGCATTGGCGCAGGCAATAGCCCCGGATGCCGACGTGGCTCTGATTGTATATGGCGATGCTACGTACTCGTCCGTGAAGGCACTGTACAACGCAGGGAAGAAACTCTACCTCGTGACTGGCGGCAACATCCAGCCTAGCGGAAAGTTTGAGTACCGCATACCCCTTACGCTAATTACCTACGATGCGAACAACGAGGTCAACGCCTTCTATTTCGAGTATGCGCAGGATGACCGAAACGGGGCATCGGAAGTATCGTCCATTGCCGTGTATCGTCTTGATTCTACCGGGTGGACATCTACGGCAAAGGCTGTCGGTTATGCCACGAACGCTGGACATTCGTCTACAAGCGGTACGGCAACCAACGCCACGAACGACCACGGCGGCGCGAAGATAAGGGACGCGTACATATCTAATGTAGTCGACAGCGTCTACGATGCGACTAACCCTCCTCAATACATTTATTCGTTTGACGGCGTCAGCGTCGCCGCGAACCAGGACGGATTCAGGGTGGCTACGCTGTCGAGGTACAAGATACCTTTCCCTCGCGTGTACTTCCACACGCGAAGTGAACTGACGGTGCGAAATCCGACAGACCAGTCTTCGACCACTCCTGATAATTGCGCATACATTATCAATAACTCAACCGCAAGTTTAGGATACAATGGTTTTACTTGTCTCGGTCATGAAAAACCAATAGGATACGGTCAAAAATATTATGGTGTCTGCTCGACAGATTTAATTGTTGGGTTGACAGAAATTGATTTCGATTTCAGCGCGACGTGGGTCAATCACACCATGGAACAGCAAAATTTCCCTCCGTCATTCATGCAGATAGTGTTTGCCGCAACGTGGGACGAGAACGATTTTCAGCAATATCCTAATTGTGGCTATGGATTCGCACTAAATCATGAGAACATCTTCACTACGACTAGAGGAAGCTACAGATTCGAATATGGAACTTCGGGCTTTAATAATGACATGCCAGTTATGGGACATGTGAGGATGGTCGGTGTTATTGGCAATGCAGGATTAAGGCGTCTTTTTATCGGTGCGTTCCAACCGCGTTCAGATGCGTACATAAAAATGAAAATTTCGAACGTCAGAGTACGTGGAAATCTTGGCGCTATGGAAGCAAGCGTAATGTAAAAATTTAACAGAGAGGATAACTAAATGGCAAAGAGCAACAAGGTACTGCTCAACATCGACCAGAGTTCAGATACTTCTGCGGAAGAAAAGGCGCGAGCACGTAACAACATCGGAGCCGTGGCCGGGTCGGAAGTTCCCGACCTTTTCGTGTGGCGATGGAACGATACGACTCCTCAATGGACTATCGTGGGCGCTGACGAAATAGTGAGATTGTGGTATTCAAAGAACTATCATGTGAATAATGCCTCTATCGAACTAAACAGCTCTCATTCCAGTATCTGCTTCATAGACGTTACTTTGCCTGAACTGAACGCTAACGAAACTTACAAACTGTCTTTCGAGATAGACATAAGAGCGGTAGGCGCAGATTATTCGAGTGCCAGCGTTGTAATTCGTATTGATTCAGAAACAAGCGGATTTACTCTTCTTCCAGAATACGATACGGACGGAAATGTCCCGTTGAACAGACTACAGCTTCCAGCGCAAGGCGCTACGGTCAAGCACAAGGTGTACGTTGACGGCCATGCGTTCAGGGTGGCCAGGCTTGCATGATTAACTTCCTACAGATAGCCATCACCAACGAGTGCAACTTTTCCTGCTGGCATTGCCCGATGGGGAAGTGGCGCAACTCGGAGAAACCGAAGTTCCCGTTGAACAACGGCGAACTTTTGCCTTTCCTTGAACGCTACGTAGACCCGAAAAAGTGGGTAATCGAACTCACGGGCGGTGAGCCGACCTTGTATGAGGGCTTTGACGAACTGCTTGAGTGGATGTCTACGCACGGCTATTACACGCTTGTCAAGACCAACGGAAGCAACCCTGTCAAACACTACGATAACGTGAAGGTATGCGCCGCGTTCCACCGACTTGAACAGCCTCCAAGATACTTTGACGAGTACCTAATCGTTGACAAGATTCAGCGGGAGGAGAAGGAAGCCTACTGCAAGGAGCGCGGGATACCGTACAAGGTAATTGGCTACAACAAGGAGAACCCGGACGACGCCACGTGCGGATTCACGTTCGTCGCGTTCGTAAACCCTGCCGGACACAACCTCTCATGCCCTGCCGACAGACCCGCGCAGCTCGTGGAAGGTTGCGACGATTACGGACGCATCAACCACCGCGAGTTCTTTTACGGGCGGTGCTGCAAGACTTGCAAGGCGGCGGTAGACGCGTGGCGCTTCCTGCCGGATGAAATCAAGGCAAGGGCTACGCAATAGTTTATTCATAAAACGATGACGATGTTTGATGGGAAATTGATTGATTATTGTAAACCGCCTATTTGGAGGGGGAGTTGACATTGGACATCACGGGTATAGACATGGCCGCGCTCGGCACGGCACTGGGTTCAATAGGCGGCACGATTGCAGCCATTATCAAGGCCGTAAAGTCGGGTAACGAGGCCGCGGCCGCGAAAGCCGAGACCGAGACAATACAGGCTGAACGAAAGGCGCAGGCAGAGCTCCGCGACAGGCAGGTGCAGGAACTGAATACAAAGTGCGCCGTGCTTGAAAACAGGATTTCCGCGAACGACAAGCGCCTTGACGAGGGAACGGCCAATTTCAAGCAGCTTGATGCGAAAATCGACGATTTGCGAAATACCGTCGATAACAAGATCGACGGGTTGAGTTCATCTGTAAACCAACTGATCGGTGAAATCCGCGCCGGGAGGAAGTAGCGTATGAAGGCTCTTGCAATAGTGGTTTTCATTCTTGTCGTAATCCTTCTTGGATTCTTTCTTTTTGACGACGACGACTGGACAAATATCAGCTAGAACGGAGGACAAGGATGTCTGTAACTGTTACGAAGGCGTGGACGGCGAAGCCGTTCGTGTGGCATACTGACAAGGACAGGACGCACGCGCTAGTGTGGAGTTCTACTCTGTATCTTGAAATCCGTGAAGTCAACGGAAAGAAGCGTAACGTGATGGTTCACTTCAAGGGACGAGATGACGAGGCCGGTTCCAAGTGCTACCGCTGCGACGGCCTATCCGTGCCGAAAATGTTCCGTTGGTTTCTGCCGGATTGGGACGAAAAGAACCAGCTCTACAACCTCGCCGGCGCACTTCACGACTGGCTCTACGCATCGGAGGGTAACTACTGCATGTTCAGCCGTTCGGAATGTGACGACATGTTCCGCGGCATACTGCGAGAGTCCGGTCAGAGCCGTTTCAAGGCCGGAACGGCGGACTACATGGTCGGCCTGTTCGCAGGTAACGGACATCACTGGGGAAACGACAACTACAATATCGCGGACACGGTGAAGATGGAGTTCGTGTAGCCCGTTATTTATTCATTCGGACGAAGGGATTTGACGCCATGTCGCGGAAAGAAGGGATCCGCGGCGTGAGCTTTGAAAAAAGACATTAGAGGGCCGACTCGGGAAACACCCGATAGGCATTACATAACACCAATCGAAAGGAGATAATAAGATGGTGTATCAAGAAGACAAGGAATACGCCTCCAAGGGCGTAGGCACTGCCGGTCTTACCACCGGCATCATCGGTACCGTCGGTACCGCAATCGCGACCGGCCTGCTCGGTGGCAACGGCCTCGGCGGTCTCTTCGGAGGCAACCAGAACCCTGCCGCAAGCCCGGTCTACCAGCTCGCACAGAAGGACAACGAAATCGCCCTCCTGAAGGCGCAGCAGTATTCCGACGGCAAGGTGGTCGCCCTCATGGAACGCGTCGCGAACCTCGAAGCCCGCGTGCTCGCCGACGAGAAGACGGACCCGCTGCGCGACCAGATTCTCGGCGACCGCATCGCAGGCCTCTCCGCCATTGTGAACCGCATCAGCGCCCCGTTCGTACCGAACTGGGCCGTGGCTCCGGGCTGGGGGCCTGCTTTCGTGTCCCCGTTTCCGCCCGTCCCTCCCGTCGCCGCCGGTAGCGGAACCGTCACCCCGACTCCCACTACCACAAGCACGACCGCAGCGTCGCAGGCCGCGTAAGAAGAGAGGTAGCGCATGACTATCTCCCTTGAACAGGCACTCAACGGGGTAGCCTCGTTCGTAGAGAACGACATGCTCCCGAAGATGCCTAACGGCTTGAAGAAGCTGGCGACCGTCATGGCGGTGGAAACTGTCAAGAAGGCCCCTGCCGTCATCGCGAAGCCCTACGAGGGGTTCTTCAAGATGGTGGGCGTGCTTTCCGAGGACGGTTCTTCTGTCGATATGGACATGCTGTCCGGCCACCTGAAGAACGCCTTCTCCAAGGTTCCGTCCGTGGACCTGTGGGGATTCACCTTCGAACCGTCCGACGCCGACAGGCTCGTGACGCGCATGGGAGGCGTGTAATGATGGACGAACGCATGAAGAAGGTGCTGGAACGCACCAAGGAAACGCTGACGCGCCACCTGGAAGACCTCAACGACCAGGTAGACGTGAACAACGGCCGTATCAAGGATCACATGGTTCTTGACGGCATCAAGGACTCCCTGAAGAGTGTGAGGTGCTGTCTCGAACTGGAGGCCATGGCTACCAAGTAGCCTTCGGTACGGCAAGAAAAAGGACGGTTCCCGGTTTCGGGAGCCGTCTTTAGTTTTGTTCCTGAAGAACGAAAGAATTACTCGCTCAACTTTATTCCTTTTATGAAATTTTCGAACTTCTCGTAATCGAAATCTTGACTATCGTAGCACATTTCGGAGTCGTCCTTGAAGGGGCATTTCGAGCATGTATCCTTGCCTGATATTGAACCGTAGAAGTTGCACATTCCGCACCATATTTGTGTGAGGTATAGTTTTCTTTGTTCATCGCTCATGTTCGCCCCTCCTACGTGTCGATCGCGATGCGGAACGTATGCAATTTGCCGTCGTTGCCGTGTAGCGTCTTCACCATGATGATTTGGAGGTATGCCGGAATGTGCGTCCACGTGCGCTCGCCCTGCGGCAAGTCGTAATAGCCCGTGTTTCCGATGCGTTCCTTGAATTCGTCCTCGTCAACCGTCCTGCTGTCAACCGTGTATAGTATGCTCATGTTATTATCCCCTTTTAAGAATGTTGCGGCGTGGCGGACCCATCCGCCCGTTTTGGCTCGCTTTCGCTGTCGTGTGGTCCCATGTTTGGCGCCGCCGTAATGGTTAGCGGTTGGAGTTCCTTGGGCCGCGGGGGAGTCCCTTGTCTGCTCTAGGAGCCTTGTTCGGCGAACCCTTCGGCCTGCCGCCCTTGCGCCCGTTCTCGGCGCTGGTGCGCTTCTTCAGCTCGCTCTCGGCTTCCGGCTTTCGTTCCTTCGGCGGCCTGTGCTTTTTCCCGATGTCGGAACGCGGAACGCTGTTCTTCGACCCCTTCTGGCGACCGGCGAACGACTTTACTAGACCTTCGGCTACGGCCTGCTTGATGACCGAGGCCACCTCGTCTGGAGAGAATTCGTTGCCGCAATGCGGACACTTGATTGGCATAAATGAACCTACTTTTTGAAACCAATATAGATTAGGCGTCGGATGCCGTCAAGCGTCTAGTATTCGCACTGCGTGAGCATCAGGTAGCCTTCCGGGTGATTGCGGGTGTACATCTTCTGGACGTGTTCAAGGACATAATCGCATTCCTCGTCGGTGAGCGAGACCGTCTCGCCGTCCTCTCCGCGGTTGACTACCAAAAGAGAGCCGACGAGCTGCGCACTTCCGAGGTTGTCAATCGCGGAAATCTTGGCGTTCATCTTGAACGTACCCTCGTCGTCGCACACGATGTCGAAGCGCCTGCGGCTCCTGCCGTGGCCGATTTCACGGGACACGATGTCGATGCAGTCGCAGTGGAGCATTTCGTAGTATTTCTGGAGCTTGCATTCGAACTCCACGACGTCGGCCTTGTCGTTCTCGATGTCGATGAGTACGCCCTTGATGGTTTCTGTCTTTTCGTTTTCCATAGTGATGTCTCCTATGCTCTTGTAACGTTGATGATTAGCAACAGCCAAAACAAGCATCGAATCCGACGATAATCTTCTTTACGCTTTCCTTGACGTCTTCGATAGTGCCGCTAAGTCGGTCGGTCCATGACGATTTAAATTGCTGGCTGTAGCAAACGAACCAGTGGTTTTCTCTGTCGCCAGCAGGCTGAATGCTGGCTTCGGTGTGTTCTGACCTGATGACGATTTCACGGATTTCACCGGTCTTTTCGCTGTAAAAAACGATTTCTTTCATGGTTTACTCCTTGTCAAAGATTTCCAAAAGATCTTTTTCGCACTTGAATTCGGTTTCGTGCGTTTTCTCGTTGAGTACTCCTACAACATTGAATTCGCTACCGTCTGCGACTTTAGAACATTCGTCATAAGGGCAATCGGTATCAATAGTTCCGCCATTAAGAATATCGGTGCGGTAGTAAATTTTTCTGTTTTCGAGGAATTTTCTACCGCAATGCTTGCAAGTAACTTCTATCGTGAACCTCATTTTGAACCTCTCTTTTTCGTTGTTTACGAAATAAATATACCTAAACAATAAATAAAAATCAATAGGTTTATTTTAAAAAGTGTGTAAAAAAAATACGGGACCGTGAAAGGCTCCGTATTTCCATAGATTATATAGTGGGGCAGCTAGATTTCGGGTATGGCGTCTACCGCCTTCTTCCGGCCTTCGTCCAGCACCTTGGCGTAAATCTGCGTGGTCGTAATCTTCGTGTGGCCGAGCAATTTTGAAACAGTGAACAGCGGCGCCCCGTTGGCGAGCGCAAGGGTTGCGAACGTATGCCTTGCCACGTGGAACGACACGTGCTTTTTTATTCCAGCCCTTGCCGCCCACTCCCTTATCTTGGCGTTATGCCACGCCTCGCATGTGGGGAAGTCGTGGAACACCTTCTCGGAGTCGTTCTCCCGAAGGAACTTCTGGGCATTCTTGCCGATTGGCACCTGCACGAACTCCTTGGTTTTCTGCTGACGCAAAAAAATTACGCCGTTCCTGATGTCGGTCCACTTCAGCGCCTTGATGTCAGACAGGCGCAGCCCCGTGAAGCACGAGAAAAGGAACGGGTAGCTGATGCGAGGCTCGCACGGAGTTTCCTTCATTGCCGCAAGTTCCTCTATTGTCAGGAAGCATCTTTCGCCTGCCACCTTCGAAGGGACGAGACCCGAGAAGTCGGGAACCATCGTTATGATCCCGTCGAGTTTCGCCTTGTGCAGAATCGTCTTGAGTACGTTCGTCTTCGTGAGGATAGTGTTGTCGGCGTACCCCTTCGTGTCGCGCATCCACTCCACTAGACGGCCGTAGAAGGCGCGGTTTATGTCTACCAGACGCGCGTGCCTGGAGAATTCCTTGAAGTTGGCTATCAGTTCCAGGCGCGAATGTCGGGTGCCTTCCGTGCGGCATGTAGCGGATTCCTTGAGCGCGTAATCTATGAACATCACGCTGTGGTCGGATTCGCGGACGAATACGCCGAGGTCGGCCTCGTCGAGTTCGCGCGATTTCTTGCGGGCGTATTCTTCTGCCATTGCGAGCGTGTTGGAATTTGCTATCTTTATGCGTGCCGACGTGCCTGGGTTCAGGTACAGGTTCAGCGGCTCCCGGATGCGTTTCCCGTCGATCCGGTAGTTGATGAAAAGCGACTCGCTGCCGTCCTTGAGCTTGCGCCTGAAGACGGTGACGCGCTGGCGCGTGACCGAGACCATAGTGACTACTCCTCGTCTTGAGAATTGCAAGTGACCAAGACGCGCCCAAGATAGAAAAAAGGACGCACCGAAATGTGAGCGGATAGTCCCGAAGTCCCGGTTTCGACGCCATCGTTTTACGGAACGATACGTTTGAATTCGGTTTGTTCCGTGCGTAGTGCCAAGAGTCCCTTTGGCACTATAAAGCAAGAAAAAACGGCTGCAATCCCAATAACTACGCGGGTTGCATCCGTTTTTCTTTTTATACTGATTCGGTCTCGCGTGACCAAAAAGTGACTAAAAATGAATTTTCTTTAATTTCTTGGCTCGTTTCGTTACGAATAGTACCTTGTAAATGCAGTCACGCATTATCTAGACGCAGAAAAACCCGCCGGAAACTCCGACGGGGTCTTTGCTTTGTGGGGTGGAGGAATTTCTATTCAAGTCCGAGGTAGTCTGCGGTAGGCTCGTGCCACTCGGTATCGTCCCACTTGCGGACAACTATCCACGACCCGTCATCAGCCCTTTTTAAAGCCTTGTCACATTCTTCGTCAGCTAATTCTTTTTCATAAAGATGCGAGGAGAAAACAAGATGGTCAATATCACTTTCGCTTTTTGATTTAAAGGTCATTTCGCCGTTCCCTTTAATCAACCATTTAGCCAACTCCCTGTTCGTAACCATACGCGGCTCCGGTTTCGGATTCGGTTCTTCGGGTATCTCGGCGCAGTACAAATAATTGTTCTCTAAACGGCCACATTCATCTATCGTTGTCACAGGGAACCCAACACCAGGAAGAATTGCGGCTACGATACATTCTTTTTTGTTTGCGTCGTTATCCCAAACGACCATTTTCTTCGGCGGATCAAAAACCTGCGGCTCCGTTATTTCTTTGAGTTCAATTCCGTTGTACTGCATTTTTATTCTCCTGCCTTGAAGTTGTAAATGGGCTTGATAATCTTCACTATTTCTGCCGTGTCCTTGATGTTCTCGACGATTTCTTCCATCGGCTTGTATGCCATGGGTGATTCGTCGATAGTGCTTGAGCTGACGCACGTCGTGTAGATTCCTTCCATGGAAGACTTGAAATCGTCTATTTTCAGCATTTCCTTGGCCTTTGAGCGCGACATTATGCGACCAGCTCCATGAGGACCAGAGAAGTTCCATTCGGGGTTCCCCTTGCCCTTTACGATAAGCGAGCCGTCCCTCATGTTCATAGGGATAATGGCCTCTTCGTCCTTTTGCAAGGAAATGGAGCCCTTGCGGAGAATATTGTTTCTTATGTCGATGTAATTGTGCTTCGTGGTAAAGCTATCGAGTATGCAGCCTTTAGGAATACCCATTGATTCGATAACCGTATCCATCATCGCTTCACGGTTAAAGTGTGCGAATGATTGCCCAATCCACATGTCGTTTATGTAATCGGCGAAGTAATCGCCTTCGAGGTACGCCAGCTCGTTAGGGACGGGGGCCTTTGTCTCGTGGAACGCCTTCAGTTCCTTTTCTATGTCAGAAGTACGGCCTTCGGCCTTGCAACGGGCAATGATTTCCTTTTCCTTGTCCCTGCCCGCGCTGTGGTACTGGATGGCGCGTTTCTGGTGGAAGTTGCAGACCTCTACTCCGAGGTGACGGGAACCCGAATGGATCACGATATAGTAGTTGCCTTCGTCGTCAACGTCGACTTCGCCGAAATGGTTGCCGCCGCCAAGGGTGCCGATTGAAAGCTTGAGCTTTTCGGCGTCGACGGGGGTTACTAGTTTTTCGAATTCGACATAATCGGCATAGGCGTGCTTCTTTTCCCTGTGGTTCATTCCTGACGGGATTTCTTCGTGCCAGATGCGGTCCATCTTCTGCAAGTCCATCTTGAACGACTTGTCAATCTTTACAACAAGCATACCGCAATTTATGTCCACCCCGACCAGGTTGGGAACGACCTTGTCTACAAGTTTCATCGTCAAACCGATTACACAACCCGCTCCGGCGTGGCAATCGGGCATGACGGCGAACTTTGAACCTTCGGCGAACTTCTGGTTCATGAGGTTTAGAATCTGCTTGTAGGCAGCCTCTTCCAGGTTATCCGTGTATACTTTAGCGACGTTGTATTTTCCTTTAATTTCAATCATTCGTTATCCCTCTCAAATTCATCGTACAGTTCGATCCTCTTCTGCATGGAAAGCCTCTTCGCCATCCTTTTCCACAGGTAGAACCAGTTCTTTACGACCATCGGCATGAAGCACGTGTCGCATACTCGGTGAAGTCTCGGTTCATCAGGAGAGTCTTCCATGCAAATATATTCGGCTCCGCAATTGTCGCACTTTACGATAATACAACATTTGCCACCGATTCTGACGACGTTCGAAAATCCTCTGTAGTCCAGGTTCATAATAATCAATCCTATTCAGAAATGATCTTCTTGTTTCTGTACCAACTTCCTGCGATAAGTCCGTCGGGATGCACTACGATTTCACGTAGAATCTTGTCGTCCTCGGTGCCTTCGAGGTCGTGCAGCAGCTTCATGTTGGAATGGGACAGCGTAATGTTCAAGCCCTTGTAGTTCCATGTCTCGTAGACGTAGTAGTCCTTGAGCACTTGTTCGACGAGCGTGGAGTTGTCGTAGAGGAAGTGCTTGAGCTGCTGGTACAAGTCATCCGTCGGCGCATTGTCGGTCACGTTAATGAGCCTACGGAAGCTGAGGTCGTCGATGTAGCCATTGTAATGGTCGATGTAGTCCTTTATTTCTTCGACAGACTGCAATCCATGCGGATGAAGTACGCACTGAAGCCGGATCTTTGTGTTCGGATGCTTTGCACGGTACTTGTCGAGCATGTCGATGTCGAGATCGCCGAAGCCAGTGTAGTCGTCGGAGCCTACCTTGTGGCGAGAGATGTTGACCCAGTCCGGATCGAGCAGGCTGTCAATAGTCTTGCTGAAGTTCGTGTTGATGTTAAGGAATACCTTGTAGTTGCCTTTCAGGAAATCCACGACATTGCCAGTGATGGGGCTGATAGACGGTTCGCCTCCAGTGATGCTCACGGTGGCCAGATGGCCTTGGCTATCGAGTTCGGCAATCAACCGCTTCAAGTTAGCCATCATCTTGATGGGGTCGTCCTTGATGTGACTTTCCTTCTCGATGCAGAACGGACAGTGAGCGTTGCAGCGGTCGGTAATCTTGATGTGGACGTGCTTCATCCAGAAGTCGTCCATGATGCGCCACGGCTTGTCGAACAGAGTGACAGGAGTGTCGTAGAGCTTCTCGTTACTTTCAAGCACTGGGTTGAACGAGTAGTTATTTATGTCATGAATTTCTTGAATCATTTCTTCACCACCTTCTGCACCTTCTTTATCAACTCCTCGGCCTCGGCAATCTGCACGATGACCTTCTCGCGGCGCTCGCCATTCCTGCACATGTACGAACGGTCGTACAGCTTGTGCTGGTGCTCGATGAGCGATTCCAGCATCAGTTGAAAATCTTGCGTCGTGAACGTCACTTGTTCCATGCGTCTATTCCTTGCGAAATTTTCGGACAACGGCTTTCTTGTCTTCTTCCGTGTATGAACATTTTTCTGTAAAGAGCTTGGCATATTCTCCTTTACCCAATTGAGTTATAACGTGCTCGAACAGATTGAAGTTTACCTTCGGGTTAGGAACTGCAAACAAACTATATTCATCAATCCTTACGACGTATTCCGCTATTTCGGAAGGGTCTACTGTCTGCTCCGCAATGGGCCTAGGTTCTCTTGCCTTGCAATCTTCCTTCGGACATAGTCTACACGCGGAAGTGTTGTGGTAATAGTAGCACATCAGGTTTTCCTTCACGTAACCAGGAGCGTCTTTTACAAAATCGAGGAATTTTTCAAATCTTTTATCAAGTTCAGTCATGGCTAAAGTCCTTCCTTAAAAAAAGGTTGTACTGTCTGTTCGCGTCCATCGTAGGTGTCAACGGCTCCGTTCCGGTCTTTTCTGAATCTACCTTGTTATCGGGGTTTGCGTGCTTGGTAGGAGCCATGGAGCTATACGGCCATCCGTAGTTCTTCGATGGGCGTCACGCGGTGCGATTCCATGTACGCGTCCAAGTCCTTGCGGCGGAACTTGATGAACTTGCCGTCCTTGATGTAGGGTATTTCGCGTGCGCGGACACGGTCTTTAAGGGAGCGTGCCGTAGTCTTGAGGTAGTCTACTGCCTGGTCGAAAGAGAGGTAAGGCTCGGCTGGGTGCAGCATCGCTTCCATGGCTTTGAGGATGGATTCTTTCATCTTCTCAAGGTCGTTGCATGTCACGAGTTCGCTAGGTGTCATTGTCCTTTTCCTCCTGTTTTTGTTCCTTCTCGATACCGATGTATATTTTCGGCATCTTCATGGAGCGTATTTCGAGCATGGTAAAGCACCAAAGCGCTAAAAAGAGCGCCTTGTCTTCTCCGACAAAAATGTATGCAGCGGAGTAGTATGTGGCTAACGCAATGAACATGTACGTGATAAGTCTATCTATCATAGTTTCTTCCTTTTCGATTGACGTCTCTTTTCCGCCTGGACTACCGCCATCCATTCCTGTTCTTCCCTGTACCATCCCTTCGGGAGTACGAGCAACAGTAACTCTGCCTGCTTGCGCTCTTCCGCGGTAAGTTTGCGCCTGTCGTTCTTTCCCATGTAGTAGTGGGAGAGCCCCAAGGCTACGGCCTCGCAGATTTTAAACTGGTGTTTTGTCAAGTTTACCATAGCCAAATACCTCCGACTAAAGAGATGAAAAATACGTCAGCAAGAAATGCGATTAATACGGCAAAACCGCGGTCCGAAATCGGTGAATATCCTCTGTAACCGTCTCTCGTCCACGCCCAAATCTGCGATGCGAGAATAAATACGATTATTGCGATTACAGGCAATGAAAGTGTTATTGTCATTTTCTTCTTCTCCTTGTCTTAAAAGACCAACTATCAAAAGAAACTCCAGCAAGAGTAGCCAGCTCGTTATATTCTTCCGTTTTGCAACTACGGCACTTAAAGTCATGAAAAGTGTAACCGATTACTTCGCATCCTTTTACAATAGGTTCGCCGCATACGTGACACTTACGCATTCGCTTGTGAGCGTTGCTGATGTGGTTGTGGCGGTGTCCGCCTTTCATGCGGTTGCCTACGCCTTCAATGTCTTTGCATTCTGCGATGGTGAGACCTTCAAATGAAGCTCTGGAAGCCCACAGATTATTCAAGTATCTTCCACCGTAAGCCTTTTTGAGTTTCTTGAGCTGCTTTGGTCTGCCGCTTTTCAACACTTTTCTAACACGTTCTCGCAGTTGAAATATTGTTTTCTTAATCGTTGCCATCTCATTATCTCCTTTCAAAGACAACCATAACACACCCGAATAAAAGAGCTGTCACAATAGCGCTTAAAATTTCTATTAAAACACAAGCACCAAACAAATCCGTTCGGTTCTCAATAGCACCATAAACAATCGCAATAAGGCAGGCAACATTTAAACATAGGCTAATCATCGCCGTACCGCAAATAATCACTTTAACCATCACTTCGCCTCCTTGAATTTCTCGGCAAGTTTCAGCCAACGTTTTTCCCATTTCATATAAAGTGCGGCTTGTTTGTCCGTGCCACCTTTTTCGGGGATGAAAATTGCAGCAGCCCACTCCGAACGGCAGAGTTTCGCCATCGCCAAGCACCGCTTGTACTTCTGGTGGGCGATCACCTTGTCGGCTTCGGACTTGAGGTAGACTTTTTCATTTCCTAAAAGTCTAGGACTGTTTTTCTCGTCAACGGCTATAACCGTTGGGCTACCGTCTTCTAACATTTTCCCTAAACCAACTTCAAATACTTTCAGTTCCATCTTATCCTTCCCTGTTAACCGTGTCTTCGTATGTTACGCACTCTTCGTCTTTCTTCTTGGCAAACTTCTTTGTGATGCGTCCGAAGAAGAATCCGATGAAGTAGCACGTGATGCCCATCACGAAAGCGAATCCAAACGAGCAATCCATATCACCTCCTACTTGTAGCGTTCCGCCATTGCTCGGCACTTACGTTCTACGTTTTCCCAAATTAAAATCCACTTATACGGCCTGTGGTGCGGTGCTTTATATGATATAATCGTTTCGTGCCGAACATTAAAGTCAACTATTGCATAACTACTTTCGTCTTGGCAAGTCCAATAGTTAACTTCCTTTACAGCTTCACTAGCTCTCGCCAGCCACAGCGCCCTCTTGAGCCTACGCCCGCGCATACCCGCGTCCACGCACTCTGCGTATGCGCTCTTCTGCACGTCCTCTAGTTTCGCCTTGAGTTTTGCGTTTTCCATACGCAATGCAACAGTTGCATTATGTTCATTCTGCGCATTGTAATGCCATAGGTTTGCTCGGTTATTATGCGCGTTGACTTGCGCCTTGAGTTCCGCAATCACCTTGTCGGCTTCGGACTTGAGGTAGACTTGTGTAGGCGGCATCTTTACACCGCCAAACAATTCGTCCATATAATCACAATCTTTTTCATTTCGGACAATTTCTTGTGCGGTTGTTGCTTTCAGTTCGCTCATTTGTACTCCTCCGCTTTGGCTCGGCACTTGCGTTCTACGGTGAGCCACTTTCTCATCCATTCTTCGGGAAGCCTTAAAAGACCTTTTCCATTTAGAGCGCCTTTAATTGTATGACCTCCGTCATATTTAACGCAATAGCCAGTAGAATGATACCATCCACGCGCTTCGGACTCTGCTGCATCAGCCCTCGCAAGCCACAGCGCACGTTTCAGCCTACGATTTTTGGCGGATTCGCAAGCAATCACTTCTTCACAATAAAAGTGTTGCATCATCCATATCTCGCATTTTTTCAGCCGTTCGTTCTCGGCCTGGAGTTCCGCGTTCTCCGCACGCAGTCGGCTGATTTCGTCGATAGCCTTGCCCGTAACATCCATAACGTGCTGTGGGTTCAAGTGTTTAAGTTCCATTGCCATTCTTGATTCTCCATTCGTTTAAACATTTATCGTATTTCTGCGGTACATCTTCCGGCTTGATTTCACCACGATCCAAACGCCGTCTCCAGTAGTTCCACGCGCACATTCCAACGCCTCCGTGTTTCTCCGACCATCTAGCTTGATACCTTGCCACGTAGCCCTTGACCTTTTCGGGGTGATTTCTCTGATAAATCATGCACTTCTGCGAGTTCGTCAGCTTGCCTTTCGGTGTGGCGCTGTACTTGCGCGAAGCCTTGCGGACATTTGCTCTGTTCTCGCGGAGACGCTTGTCGGTGCTTGGCTTCGGGGCGAAGGCATCTAGGCCGAGATTCGCCAGGCGTTGCCGTGCCATCTGCTGTGCGGTCATTTCAGCCATTGACGGCCTCCTGCAACCACAGCACGATTTCGCCGAAGTACGCGAAGGCGGTGTAGATGAACAGGCCGTAAATGAGTGCCGCCACGACATACGCCCACGCGGCTGTCAGTTTCTCGTTCATTTCGCCCTCGCTTCTTCAAGTCTTTTAAACATATCTTCAAGGCCGTGCTTCTTCATGATGGTCTCGTAGAGTTTCGGGTGATTCATTCGGGCGTAGGAGATTGACCTCATGTCTCCATGTGCAATCGGTACGGGGCAGAACATGCAGCCTGTCCTAGTGCACCCTGTAAGCATATACATTTCGCCTACTCTCACAATATCGCCGTACATAGGAGACAACTGGATATGTCCTTCTGCGATATACTTGAGTACATCTGATTCTGTCCATAACGCAATCGGCGTACTCCTGTGTCTACCAGTAAACGAGTTGCAACCGCTCTTTGTCCAGCCAACGGCTCTGCGGAACGATTCCTCCGCGCGTGTCCCGATAAACGGTGCGCGGCCAGTCTTTCTCTCGTAATCAATCATCGGCAGCTCTTTCATGAGCTTGCAACAATCGGGCGAAATCTTTACACCGCAATCAAGCAAGTATGCGTACTTCTTGAATCGTGCCTTGTACCTGTTTTCGTTGCCTTCGGTATCCTTGCCTTCAAATGCGTTCACGGCATACTTGACCCCATTCCTCGCATCCTTAACGTACATCGCGACTTCCTTGCTGGGGTAGACTATTCCGTCTTCCTTGAGTATTTTCGGAAAATGCTTGAAGGGGTAGACCTCGGTTACGTTCGCGAACGTTCTAACGAATTTAACCTGTTCGGGAAACTCAATCCCAGTATTACTGAAGACTGCTGGGACTTCCGCGTACATGGAGCGCACGAGGTCAAGAACCACGGACGAATCCTTGCCGCCGGAAAAGGACACGTACACCATGCCGTTCTCGCGTTCGTAGAACTCGCGGATAACATCTTTAGCGTGGTCAACCTTCCATGCGAACGGCTTTTTCTGCAATCGGCGAAGGTCTTCAATAGGCTCTGATTTCAAACTTTGGATGATTTCAGCATCAGTCATGCCACCTTCCTCCTCTTGGATTTCTTGTCCGTGGCGAATCCTTCCGGCTGCAATCTGTGGCCTTCCTCGTCATAGTATCCGAGTTGTACGCGCCTCTGGAATACGCTAGGCTGTTCTTTCTTGAGGTTCTGTATGTACTCTTCGTCTGTGTATCCAGTCAATCGCAAGTAAACCTTATGGAATTCGTCGGCGTTCATTACTTTCTTTTTTATACATTCCCCGCTATAATGAACGTAGGCTTCTATACGCCTTCCGTCCTTACGTTTCCATGAGTAGGAAACCGCGTCTACGTTGCAGATTTCTCTAGCTGTTATGGGCTTTCCACAGCAGAAGCATTCTCCAATGACATCTTCGTAGGACACGCGGTCATCTTCGCGGAGGTCGTACCAGTAAATGCCAGCCTTGACAAATCTGTCTACGCACTCTGCCACGTACTCGCGCACGTTGCCGCTATATTTGGCCCATAGTTCATTGCATATTGCTTCTGCCTTGCGTTCGCAGATAACATGGAGCGGTTCTTCTTCCACGGGAGCGAACATGTCAAGCTGTACTGCGTCCATAGTATTCCTAGTCCTTTAAAAGAGTGAAAGCTGTCCGATTTCCTGTTTCTTGCCGAGAATAAAGTCGCAAATAAAGTTCCTGGCGTAATCGGGAGAAATCATGGAGCGTTCTTCGGAACAAATTCCCGCTTTTATTCCTTTTTTGCAATCGTTTACCACAAGTCTTTTTTCTTTTGGTGTAATTTGTATGGTGTTACCTTTTGTTGGTTCAAATCCAAAGCACCAATATGCAGTAGGCTTAACGAAATAGTCGCCTTTCATTTGGCGGTTTTTGTCTATTATTTTAGGCTTCGGAAAATTTTGGATTCCCGTTAAATAGCCGAGTTCACTATATGGATTTTCTATCACTAAAGGAACTCCATTTTCATTTGTTACGGCCAACAATTTGTATAACAGCTCGTGAAAAAAGGTTCTTTTATGCAAGCGTTCAATAGCGTCTTTAATCCTTTCAGGAATGGTTTTATGCCTATTATTCAAACTTTCTAGCGAGAAATAAAGCATTTGGATATTTTCAAAGTAAATGCAAGGGAAAAAGGCAACAATGAGGTCGTCCTTCGTTATGCTGTCAAACACGCTTGCCCCCCCCTCGTAAGCATTTTGTATGTTTTCAAAAAGGTCTACAACGTGGTCTGTTTCTCCGAAATTATTCTGGATGTCGTAATCTTCGGCAGGGATGCCGAGTTTTATAAACTCGTTCTTAAACGTTCCGCTCTGCTCGAAAAAACAGTGAACCTTACCTTTGATTTCCATTTGTCGTTTATCCTTGTTTCAAATCCTTGCCCGCAGTTATGGCCTGCGTGTGGAGGCGCGGCGGTTACACCTTCTCTCTATCGGCACCAGCTAATCCACCGATTTCTATGCCGCCTAGTGGCGTGGGCGGTAAGCAAAAAATGGAGTCTTCTACGAGCCGCCTCGCCGCGCCATGCGTCCCTAACGTCCTGTTATAGGCGACGCAATTTTCAAGATTTTTGCACTCCGGGTGCGGAAGTATAGGGGGTGTTGTTTACGGTAAAATGTGTACACCCATCGGGCTAAAGCCACCACAAGGAATCGAACCTTGAGCCTTCGCCTTACAAAGGCGCTGCTCTACCAGTTGAGCTATGATGGCCGGCACCCCTTTTCTTCTCGCGGGAAGGGGTCACTCCCGCTTGCCGGAGACACGGCTCTAAAACGGGAGATCGTCGTCGTCGCCGGACGCGTAGGCCTGCTGTTGGGCCATGTTCTGCTGGTAGTCGCTCGCCACCGACTGCCCGAAAACGGAGCCCTGCTGTCCCTGCGTTGCGCCCTGCGTGCGGGGCGTGAGCAGCTGGAACGTGGAGAGGTTGACTTCAGTCATGCTGCGTTTCTGCCCCTGGTTGTCAGTCCAGCTGCGGTTCGTGAGCTCGCCTTCCACGTAGAGGCTCGTACCCTTGCAGATTCCGAGCTGTTCGACGATTTCGGCAGTCTTTCCCCAGCCTACGACGTTGTGCCATTCGGTCTGTTCCTTCTGTTCGCCGTTCTGGTCGCGGTAGCGCTTGGAGGTAGCCAGCGAGAACGAGACGCGCTTCTTTCCGGAAGGTGTCATGGAGATTTGTGGGTCCTTGCCCACGTTGCCGATAAGCATCACTTTGTTCAAATAAGCCATGTTTCTTTATCCCTTTAGTTTGAGTTCCTGCTGTCGTTTCCTGTCGACCTTCGTCGGTACCACGTGTTCGCGGTGGCCTTCGTACCCGTGCCGCGCCGCCCACTGTTCCAACGCGTACACAATCCTGTACGCCTGGGAACGTCTGCCGCATTTTGCGCCGACTATCGACGCGGCTGGGTATTTCAGGAGCCTTTTCATTTAGTCTCCGAACATGTCGTTGTCTTCGGTCGTCGACGATCCTTCTGTCGGCGCGTCACCGGACGCGGGTTGTTCGGGTTCCTTTTTAGTTTCCTGCTTCGGTGCGGCCTTCGCGGCGGCAACCTTGCCGTTCTTCGTGGCCTGCTTGGCTTCGGCATCCTTTTCAGCCTTGTCGTCCATCACCGCCTTCCAGGACGTTTCGCCGTCCTTGATTGCGGAGTAGATGGCGCGGAGGGTCTGGAGTTCGTTCGGGTCGAGCGCGGAGAGTTCGTGGCCGACGTAGTCCTTGAGCGATTCCACAGCGACACCGAGCTGCGCGAAGGCGTCGATCAGGCGGTTCTTGGCGGCATCCGGGTCGGCGGCGTCCTGCTTCGCCATTGTCTGGCGGACATAGTAAAGAGCCTCGTCCACGAGGTCGCCCGGAATCAGGCGGAGTCCGAGAGTACGGACGGCCTTGGAAATCAGAGCGTTCTGCTTATTGAGGATGTCGTCGTCGGTGCCGTGGAGGATGTAGACGGGCTTGCCGTAGGAGTTGGTGCGGACGCGGATGGGCTTTTCGCCCTGCGGCAGCTTTTGGCGTTCGACGGTCTTGGTGACGGTCACGTCCTGGCTGAAGTAGGTGTTCGTTTCCAGGTCGCTGACGGCGACGCGGATCACGCGGCGTTCGTCGTCCTCGGAGACGGTGGCCGTCTCGGTGAGGATGTTGGTCATGTTTCGTATAGCGGCTTCCACGAAGCGGATGCTGGGGCCTTCGATGCCCTTGCCGACGGGCTTGTGGTAGATGGCTACGTTCGCGAAGCTGGGGCGGCGGGCGTCCTTGAGCATTGCCTGGCGGACCATGTCGAGGTCACGGGGGCGGGCGAGGGCCATCTTGTAGCGGGCCTCGACGATTGCCTTCTGCTGCGCGGCCATGGCGACGGCGGCGTTTTCGGATGCGGACATTGCCACGGCGGGCATCATCTGCTGTTCGGGGGTTGCGATTGCGGGGGTCATTGCTTGTTCCATAGTTTTACCTCTTTGGGGTTGATTGTTTAAAATCCTTTTGCGGTGATGCGGAGTGTTCTATTGCCCGGCTTCGTCTCGGTGTACTTCGCGACGAGCTCCTCGCGCTCGAGTACGCTCATGTTTTCCATGGCGGCCTTTGCGACGGCCTCCCAGTCGGTCTTCTGCGAATCCTTGGCGTTCTTCCAGGTGCAGAATCCGGGCACCACCGTGGCGTCGCCCATGAATACCTTGATGCGGTTGCCAGCCTCGTCCTTCTTCGCCTTGGCGTCCTTCTCGGCGGCGCTGGCGGCCTTGTAGTCGGCCACGTACTTCTGGAGGCTCTCGTCGGCTTCCTTTTCGAGGTCGGGCGTACCGATGGCGAAAGTGTCCTTGATGTAGGCGGAGGTGTTGTCGTCTCCGCCCGCCTCGGGCATTTCCCCGGAGGCGATAAGCTCGAAAAGGCTGTCCGCGGCATCGACGATCGCCTTCGCGAGCTCGTCGTCCCATTCCATCTGGTAGATGTAGAAGTCCTGGCCCGCGAACATCACCGCGAGGTGTGCGAACCTTGCGCCCGTGACCATCATCTGCACCTGCAGCTGGGTCTTGTAGTATTCGGGGAAGTCGGAGGTCCAGGCGTCGCCCCATTTTTCGTTCTTCCAGTGGATGTTCTTGGCGTCCACCGGGATTCCGAGGGTGTGGTTCCATCCGTCGAGGGATGCGCCGAGGCGCGGGAAATTGTCGCTGGTGTGGAGGTCGTATCCGTCCATGTGTTCGACCTTCGCGTAGGTGTCCTCGGCGTACATCTTGAGGATGGCGGGTTCGAATGCGAGCCCGGCACGCATCGCGGCGGTCTGCGCGATTTCCTGGCCCTGGCCCGTCTTGTCGAGCCACACGCTGAACTTGGATCCGAAGGGGGAGATTCCGAGCAGCTGCGCGGCGTCCGTTCCGGTGACGTAGTGCTTCCTCTTTTCGAGCCATTCGGCCTTCTTCGTTTCGTCCTTCTGTACTTCGATAAATTCCATGATGCTAGTATTCCACCTTGAGGTTGTTGATTTTTCCGGTGAGGATGGCCTTCACGACGGCCTTCGCGGATTCTTCCGCGGCGAGTCTGTAGCCCGGGTCTGAATGTCCGGCGATCCGTTTCTTGAGTTCAGGTTCGATGGTGTCGGCGATGTCGGCGACGATGCGCTTGTTAACCGCCTTCTGTTCGTCGGTCCACTTGGACGGCTTCTGCTCGGGTGCGGTAGCCTGCGGTGCCACGTAGGCCTTTTTGGCCTTTTCTTCTTCCAGCTTGCGTTCCGCCTCGGCTGCACGGCGTTCGGCCTCTTCCTTCTCGCGTTCCATGCGTGCCTTCTCTGCCGCAGCCTTCGCCTCCGCTTCTTCCTTGACCCTGCGCTCGGCTTCTTCCTTGATCTTCTGTTCGCGGATGATGCGTTCCGCCTCTTCCTGCTTCCTGCGGAGCTCTTCGAGCTCGCGGGCCTCCGCTTCGCGCTTCTCCGCTGCCTTCAGCATGGTTTCGAGCGCTGCGATTTCTCCGGTCACGGCCTTGGTGGCCTTTTCGAGGCTCTCCTTCCATTTTTCGGCGGTGAGCGCGATTGCCTTTACTGATTCGATGTTCTGCTTGATGGTGGCGGAGTCCGCACTGATGAGCTGCTGGTGCACGGACTTGATGCGGTCGATTTCGGCTTCGCGTTCCTCGATCTCGGTGACTGGGCGGCGGATTTCTTCCTGGAGGGCTTCCATCTTCTCGCGGAATGCCTTGCGGTTGTCGTCGATAATGCCGGGGAGCTTCTTGAGCTCCGCGACCACCTGCTTTCCGAGGTTGTCCACCTTGACCCTTACGCTCGCGAGCTGGCGTGCGGCGCCCTTGATCTGGGATGCGCCCTCCTTCGTGGTCGGGTCGGCCACGAGGCCCTTGGCCTTCGCCTCGATGACGCCGTAGAGGGCGTCGAGGTTCTTGCCGTCGGTAAAGAATCCCTGCAGTTCCTCGTCATGGCTCACGATGACGCTGTAGTCGTCGAGTACGGCGACGGGCATCTGCTCCGCGATTCCGTTAGTGTTTACGTTTTCCATTTTCCGTGTCTCCGTTGGATTGTGGATTGTTGATAAGTTGTGTCAGTTGTTGACAGATTTACGTGCTTGCCATCTGCGCCTGGAATTCCATCACGTAGTCCATGTCCTTGAGCGTGGACTCGTAGGCGAGGCGGCGCTCGTCGGTGCGGAGCAGGATCACGTGGTCGTCAACCTTGCGTCCTGCCGTGAAGAGGGCCACCAGGCGGCGGCAGCGGCGGTTGTAGATTTCCGCGGCGCGTTCGTGAGCCTCGCGGATGATGTTGATGTCGTTGAGTGTCGTCATTGTCGATTGTCCTTTTTGATTTTCTTCAGCCCGTTGAAGTTGCCGTTGTAGCAGGCGTAGCAGATGAAGTAGCGGTTGACCTGCTTGCAGAATTTCTTGAGCCCGCATACCGTGCACGTGGCGTACTCGTTGTATTCTGGATGCGGTCGGCCCATTACAGGTTCACCTCGATGTAGCCGAGGATGAGGAACGCCAGGAGCGTCACGACCACGATGCCGAACGGGGCCAGGTTGTCGATGATGGCGCGTAGTGCGCGGCGCTTCATCCAGTATTCGGGTGTCTGGTACTCGTTGAACTCGATGTTTTCGTGGATGCCGTCGTCGGCGGCGTTGCGCGTGAATTCGTTCTTACACATTGTCCGTCTCCTTCCTGGGCGGGCGTCCGCGGCGCTTCGGTGCCGGTGCGGGTGCGGGGCGGTCCGCGATGGACTTGATTTTCTTCTTGACGGCGCGGCCGAAGGTTTCGTCATTCGCCTCGCCGATTCGGTCCGTGACGAAGCGCGTTATATCGAGTTCAAGGGAACCGGCGAAATACTTGCCCGCGTTCTCGGCGGCCTCGAGGATGGCCTCGCCGATTTTCTTCGCGACGGAATCCGGGTCCTTCATGATGGCGGCCTTCGCCACCATGTCCAGGTCTAAATTGCAGTCCATAGTTTCTTTTCTCCTTGTTGAATTAAGCGGTGTACCCGTTCACCTTGGCCTCGTGTTCCAGCATCACGCGGAACTGCGGCACGGTAGGCGGTATAAGTCCGTGGTTGAGCGGCGCGTCGGCGGGGTAGCCCTTGGCTACGGGCAGCAGGCGCCAGTATTTCTTGTAGAGGTCTTCGAGCATGGCCTTCTTCGGCCTGTCGAACGCGAGCGCTGCGGATTCGTTGACGTATACCGGCACTTCCTTGTCTCCGCGCTTCTCCTTGCGGGTGAGGTGTACCTTGCAGTATTCGGAATACTCGCGGTCCGAAATCGCGGCGGAGAGGTTCCTGATGGCGGTCATCATGTTGTTCTTGCGGAGCTTCATGTCTGTCGGGAGCCATGCTGCTCTCGGGTCGCGGTTCTCGATGAGCGGGAGCGAGGACGTCTGCGTGTATGTCTCGGCGTGGTGGTTACGGGCGGCTGTCACTATCGTTGGGATTGTCGGCACGGCCTCCACCTGGACAGCCCTGCGGAAGATGTCGTGTGCGTTTTCGGCAGTGATCGACGGTACTGCGTCCATAACCGCTGCCGCGATTCCGTCGATAGCGGACGACGGAACGGTCTTGTTCGCCGCGATGTAGCAGACCGTTAGTTCCTTCTTGATGGCTTCGATGGTTTCGTTCATAGGTTCATCCCCACGTTGTTGAGCGCCTTGCGCCAGTTCTTCTCGAGGTAAGTCTCGCCGTCATCGTTCCTCTCGTCGGCCTTGTCGTTACGGTAGTTGGCCCACTTGACAAGGACCGCGTAATGGGACCTTGCCTTGAGCTCGCCGTTTTCCAGCTTTGCGGATAGGGAGTCTATGGCCCTGTCGCATGCCGTCTTGTTGCCGAACTTCTGTAGCAGCGAGTTGTACTGCTCCTGCGTGAGCGTGACGTTGCCGAACTCGCCGGAATAGGCCAGGTTCAGCACGACCGGATCTTTTGACGAAACGGTGCAGGACGTTGGCACTTTGCTATCGTCCTCGCCATTGCTGGTGGAGGCGTCCTGCGAAATGGTGGCAGGCGTTCTAGATTTACGATACTCCCCATCCTCGCGGGTAGGGGCGCCTGCCGTATTGTCCTTGTCCTTCCTTGGGCGTCCGCCCTTCTTGCCGTTCTCAGAAGCTTGGGGATACCTTTCGGCACGTTCCATAGACCAACGAACCATCTGGGAGCCGAACGACGTAGTGTCGTCAACAAGTTCTTCCAGGTCGTCCATGGACTGCCGCACGTCCGCGACGATCTGCTCGTCGGTCAGCTTGCGGTAGTGCTTGATGAACTCCTTGAAGAGTACTCTAGCCCAAAATCTGTCGTTCAATGCCGTCATTACTTGGTTACTCTTTTCCTGTGGTATTCCTTGACGGCGTCGATGACGATGGAAGTGTTGGTGAGCGGTTCGAGCTCTTTTGCTCGTACGACTTTCAAGTCGTCAAAGAGTGGAGAAATTTCAGGCGGAAGTTTCACCTGAATTTCAGTCAGTTTCTTTTCCTGTTCTATTTCAGCCATTATTCTTCCTTAAGATTTTTGTATCAAATTTCAAGACTTTTAGTCTTTTTGTTTAGGAATATAGTATTAAATTTTAAGAAAGTCAATACCTTTTAGTGAAAAAAAGTATCTTTTTTTGATATTCAGTATACTTTTGAGAGCTAAAAGGCTATTTTTGTGATGTGGAAGAAGAAGTTGAGCCAAAAAAAGAAGAAATTTGCTCGGATAAAGAGTCCTCACAGGAAAACGATGTGCAGGGATGCTTTTTTGACGACGGATTGAAAACTCGCAGAAAGAAGCCTAAAGAAGTTTTTCTTGCAAAGGTTAATCTCGAAATGTTGAAGAAGGAACTCGGCTTTTCGACTGTTGAGGAAATAGGAACTTTCGTCAATTTAGCCAACCCAAAAAACGCATATAACTGGGCTAAAGAAAAAGACGATCATGGAACAAGACCTTCTTGGAATGCTATAGTTAGGATGCTACGTCGTGGGGCGACTACAAAGACTCTGTTCGGTGTAGATTCGCCAGAAGTATCTTCTGAACCGCAGAAAATAGTGCTTACTGACGACCTGATAGCAGAAATGATGACTCGCGCCGGCGAGATGCTGAAGAAGAAAAAATGAAAATCACACGATATATCATACGATAGGTCGTACGATATATCGTACGATTAAGGAGAACTTAAAAACGTTATAAAACGTTTCGTAACGTTAAGCAAACGTTTTACCAAATAAAACCAAATTGGTTTTTGTAAAACCAAAAAAAACCAAATTGGTTTAGAAAAAACCAAATTAAACCAAAAAAAACCAAACCTTCTATAACAATAGTAATAGAAAAAGAATAAGTAATAGAAATAACAGATATTATCTTTCATAGAACTATGTACGTAGTTTGATATTAAGTTCCATAGGGAGAGACTACGCGCGTGCGCGCGCGAAAACCGATAATACGGAAAGGAGAAACGATGATGAAGAAGATTGCTATCATAATCGCAATAACAATTACCTTCGTATTTTCTAACGAAAAGTTGATGACGTGCGATGTAGTGGAAAAAGGAATCGTAAAATGTTCTTTGCTGCGAAAGTCAAAGGACGGTTTCCCGATAATTGATGAAATCGTGTACCATTTCAAAAAAGATGGTTCATACGTAAGGAAAATTCTTCAAGGTGGGAACCAGGATGAAGAATGGGAAAAATCAAGAAGACAGGTGATGACTTCTGTACTTGCTGAACCGGAAAGGTGGCCTTGTTTAGAAAAAGACCCTATTGGATCGTATAGTGTTGCTGATGGAGACTGCTTTAATATGGAGAGCAGATTCGTAAGCAAAATAATGAAAGGTGAAAAATTTCAAATTTTTGACACCAATGGAAATGACCCATTCGAAAATATGGGAGAGCAAAAGATTGTGAGCTGGACAATATGCTCGACTCCTACTAACGTAACGACATTAGGAATACACAAGATTACTCGACTTGCTACAGACATGAAAATTTATTCCAATCTTAAACCGTCTACTCATTGCCAGGATTTTATGGCTACGGACGCGCTCTACTGGAAGCCGTAACCGAAAACACTACCGCTTCCACGCGGATTTGTCTATATTTGGGGTAGGGATGACAGGTTAAACAGCTCACAAAGGAGGCCGACCATGAAAAAACTCATCTTCGCAGTCCTCGCGATTGCCGCGCTCTCGTTCGCCGACAGCCAGTCGGAGTTCTGCGCGGGGTTCGAGTTCGGCTACAAGCTCGTGAAGGGCAACAACGTCCTTGTCCCGCTATGCCCGCTCGCTCCGCTTACGCCGCTCGGCTCCACGCCGTACCAGGAGGGAGTCAAGGCCGGGATGAGGAAGGCGCAGTCCAACTAGGGCTGCACGCATTCCCCGACAATACTACGGAATTCCCTAGCCGGGAACGGACCGCCTACCAGCGTCCCTCGCTGGTTATCTCCCCTTCAGCGCGCCCGTCCCGGCACTTTTCTTTTCATCCCCCATGAATTCCCTCTCGACGGCGCCCGCTATCCTGCGAAGCGCCTCCCTCTCGAGACCCGGCTCCGAAAGCCCCTTCCTGGCGAGCGCGTATATCAGCGCGACAGCTTCCCTCTGTTTCTGTCCAGGCATAGTGCGATTTCCCCTTCGTCTTTCATACCTTTTCGGTGTAAATATAGTACATTTTGTCAAAAATAAAAGTTTTTCTTGTAAAAATATATAATTTTACAAACTTTTCTTTTAGAAGTTACTATATTTCCTTGTATGGAAGGATTGAAAGTAAAGGAATTCCTCGCACGCGAGGGCGAAAGGCTCGGCATCCGCACGCAGGAGGAGCTGGCCGAAGTGCTCGGCGTCACCGACCAGACCGTATCGAACTGGTCGAACGCCGTGACTTTTCCCCCGCACAAGACGGAGTACAGGCTCCTCTTGATGGGAATGACCATCGAGGAGCTGTTCGGCCCCGAAATCTGGGAGGCCGTGAAGAAGCGCGTCGCCGCCGAGAGGTCCGAGGAGGCCTTCGACAGGAAGACCGACTTCTTCATGCAGAAACTTTTCGACAAGATCGACAAACTAGAACCGAGGGGATAGAAAATGACATCGGAAGAATTCGAAATTTCGTATTGCAAGGGAAAGCGCGAGGCCATGACATGCTTCGCCGACTGGCTCCGCGACCACATCAAGGTCGCCAACCGCGCCATCGACGACGGGCTCGACAAGTCCAAGGTGCTCGACCGCACCCTGGAGTTCATGGCCGAGGTGGCCGACAGGATGGACGGAAAGCTCTCGAAGGAGCCCATGCTGATTTCCAAGGAAGTCGCCGAAAAGACGGAATGAAACCCGAAAACGATACAAAATGTTGAATTTTCCGGTCTTATTTGCGGATTTTGCAGGATTCTTGCAGAATCTATGTCTAAAAATCGGGATTTTTTAGACATACGGCAACTCCGTCACGCTCTATGCGCATTATGCGTGTTTGTGTATAAAACGGATTTTGGACGGAAACGGCTCTCTAGGCCGTTTTTCTTTTCGGGCGGTAGGAAGTACGGGTGAGTGTCCAAAACGGCTTTCTAGGTCGGTTCCGTGCGAAAATTCGGCTATTCCTGGTTGGAATACTCCGAGTCGGAGACATTAAACCCGAAAATCGGGGCCGTTTTCTGCCGGATTTGCGAACGGTTCGCAAATTGTGCGTTTGCTTTGTCGTCTGGGAAAAGGTATATTGGGTGGTGTGGGGTGGACTGGGTGTTTGATACACTTGGTACACTTTGCTGAAAAGCTGCACTTTGTAAAGTGTTAAAAACGAAAGAGTGTATCGGGTGTGTTTATTGACGGAAATCCGGCGCAAGCCGTGTTTTCTTTCGTTTACTTTTCGTGCCTTTTGGAATTTCGCCAGAATGCGGTTTCTTTTTTTTGTCAAAAAATGACTTGACGGAATCCGCCGGAAGATGTATATTTAGGGCATCCTTTGGCACTCCTTTAGAAAATGGCATAAGGACGATTAACCACGGTCTAACCGTGGTTTTTCCGTTTGTGGAACCAAAAAAAAAGACCGTCTACGCGGTCTTCTGAATTTTCTTCATGGCTCGTTTGCGCCTTACGCATTCTGCTATCGTCCGGTGGCACTTCCGTCTGTTCTCCGGGTTCATCAGGTATCGATTCATTCTTGCGAGCCCAAGACGCCGCACCCTCTCCGCCTCCGTCTCGTTCGGCACCTCTCCCAGCCTAGGCACGAACTCAACGTCAGATGGCTGCACGGTGACGGTGGTCGTTATGCTGCGCGTCTTCTTCATTTCGTTTCGTCTTCTTGGGAGTTAATTCCGAATACGGCTTCCTCGGCTTCGATTTTTTCTAGCAAGTTCTTGTATAGGAGCGAGAGTATAGTTGACAGTACGCCTATCGCGTTCTTGACTCCATGTGTAGCGAACTCGCACCAGAGCTTTTCTGACTCCAGCGTTGAATAGTTGGTGATGTAGCCTAATTTGACTTCATCGTCGAACTTTACACCGTGGCGTTCGAACAGCCTTATGTTACTTCGCAACAAGTCTATCCTGTCGCGTTCCTCTTTGTCGAGAAACGGTATGCTCTTTTCTCCCAGAGGTCTCATGAAGTCCTCGTATTCCTTCGGGTCGAAGTCTTCGGGTATATAATCGCTATCCTTCATCATTTTTCCTTTTTACCGAACAGTTTGCCGTCCGGCGTGATCCAGAGTTCTATGTCGTTGCCGTCCGCTATGTCGAAAGAGAATTCCTCGACCACCTTCAGCCACTCCAGCGTGCGCTTGCCGAGCACCTTCGCCTTCTTCAGTCCGTCGCCGGGTGCGTCTGCCGTCGTTATCAGGTATTGCAGGGCCGCGCGGAATCCGCGCACGTAGTCAGGATTGTAGCGAGCGCCAATATCTTCTTCATCCTTCGCCATAGCCTGCACCTCTCGTTCTCCTTCTCTCTGTGCGCCTCGTAGTGCCTTTTCTGTTTCTCCTTGCACCTTTCCGGGTGCCGTTCCTTGTATCGCCTCGAACGCTCCAGCATTCCCTCGTGTCCCGGTCCGCCTACGCCGTCATAGGCCTTCTTGTATGCCTTCCGTTCGGGACTGCGCTCACGTTGGTTACGGCGCTTGCGTTCCGCCTCTGCCACGGTGGCCGACGCCGCTATGGACCAAGCCAGCGCGTCCATGGCCGCTATCCGTTCCCTGGCCTTCGAGTAGACTTCGCTCATCCAAGCTCCAGCTCCATTCCCTTCAGGCGGTCGCGCGGTATGTCCTTCGCTATTTCGCGTAATGCGTGCCACGGGGCGCACCATCCGTTCACCGTCAGTATGAGCTGGACGTGTTGCGGGCATTCGGCAGATGTCCTGTCGCGGTAAGGGTAGATGCGCGCGTACATCGTCTCGGCTCGGTGCTGTCTTGCAGGGTTCACGGCCATGGGGTTATCCTTCCTTGGATTCTTCCTTTTCCTTGTCTGTTACTACCTTCATGACTTCCTCGGGCGTGGTGTATGGCGGGTTCATCATTACGGCGTCAAAGCCTGCCGCCTCCGAGTTCATCTTGACGGAACGGCTGAAGAGTCTCTTGCTCTCGTTCAGCAGTTCGTTAGCCCTTTTCTCGTCGAAGGTTTTCTTGAGGTCGCCCAGGCGTATGTAGTGGCCGTAGAGCAGTCCGAAGAGACGGTTGCGTTCGTTGTTCGCCGTGACAAGCGAGGCGTACAGCTTCTCGCACTTCTTCGCGAGGGACACCTCCAGCGGTGTACGCGCTACTTCGCTACCCCCCCCCCGTTGT